GTTGTGGCAACTGAAGGAACCACTGTTGTAAGGTCGATCTCAGATACATTAACACCAGGTGATAGTTGAAAAGCCATTTTTATTTTCTCCCTATTACGAGAACATTCGTATATTTGTTTTTTGTATTTATAAAAAGGGCTTTTTTAGAAGTCTTGCGGATGATTCCACATCCAAGAGTCGCCTACAAATCTTTCATATTCTTCCTCAACGAAATCATCTCTCCCAGAATCTACAAAGCCGAATGGGGCCAAATCTTGCTCCATATCATCTTCAGTTTTGTCTCTCAGTGACATAAGAGTATTAATATTAGTATAATCTTTAAAATATTGTTGGTCTGAAAGCCAAGCAAATAGAACCAAACACATTACCAAATCGTCGTGTTTCCCTGGCTCGGCTTCATACGAAGTTCCTTTTTTAGAAAAGGTTCCTAACTCGCTAATCGTGTTTATATCGTTAACGATTAATTGATTCTGTTCTATAAGTAGCTTTAATATAGAACAACCTATAGATTTGACGATTTTAGTGGTACGGATACCTTTATCAACGCTCCCTCCACCAAATCCAGTTGTGATCCTTTTACCAGATCTTCCTGCATTCTCAGTAAAAAGAACATTCTCATAACCAAAATCATAGTTTAATGAAGTTGAAACTTGTTCGCCAATATCATTTACTTCAACCAACACAGAGGCGTTATTATATGCCTTAGCAGTTCTATGAATAATATCAGCATAATCTAAAGGAGTAATAGCATTGTTTCTGTAAACGCCAACTTGCTGGTAAGGCATAGTTGTAACATCTACTAGCTGGAATGCAGAATAATCCAATCCTTTGCCTCTAGAAACGTCGCATACCATCATATATACATGATTCGGTTCTACTGGCTTGAATTGAGTCAAACCATCTTTTTGTAAGATAGGGTTACTAGAAACCAGTTCTTTGAGTTTCCAACCAGCAATAAGTGTTCCTGATGACCCCAAGAACTCACAATTGTATTCCTGATCAAACTTCTCTAGGTCGAAGTTCATACCTGCTATGGTTTCAGATTTCCATTTTTCATCTCTACCTGGAACACTAGTCCAGTGAACAAGAATAGGATGATAACCATTTTGACCTTTTTGAGCATTAGCCCAAGTAGCGTGGAAATGATTTAGACCATTAGGGGTAGAAACTAGAATAATCTTTGATTCTGAACCTGATGAGATAGTAGGATAAACCGATGTGAAAAATTCGTCCCAATTTTCAATGAACGCTGCTTCGTCGATGAATAGAAGGTTGATAGTATAACCACGGATGGCGCTGGCTGAAGTTGCCGCTGCCAAAACACGAGAATTGTTTTCTAGAACAAACGAACCTTTGTTCCATTCAACCACACCCTGCTGTAGCCATTTAGGTAGATGTTGATAGGCGAGCTGAACTCGACCTAGAATTTCTCGAGCCGTATCGCCTTTATTCGCCAAAAGAGCGACAGTTTTATCAGGATGGAAAATGATATACCAAAGGATGAATGCGCAAGTTGTTGTTGATTTACCAGCCTGACGAGCAGTTGTGACTATAGAATAACGATTATCTTTGAAAGATCTAACCATATCCTTCTGATAATCATACATTTTAAAACTTGTAAGACCCTCGTTAATTGAGATGATCTTCATATAATTTTCAGTAAAATAGATAGGATCTTGTTGACACTTAACATACTCCTGGACTAATTCCGGAGTCCATTCAATGTTCTGATTAGTTTTCTTTAATAGAACATTACCCTTATAACCGCCAGTCAATTCATTCATTGTTCTTCATATCCTTAAGAACTTTTTGTAACTCTGCTGTCGATCCTACAAATAGATTGTTATTGATAGTCTGAGCTTTTTCGCTTATAGGAGAATCCTTAGCGTCAATGTCTCTTATTTTTGTTTGTAATTCTAACAGTTCTTTATTGGTGTTGACAACTGTATCCATCAACTTAGCAAGAACTTCGAACGCACGTGGATGCTGCGATTGACCAGCTATTTCAGATAGCTTATCAATTGCTTCTTGACCTGTTTGAATAACTTCGTAAAGATTAGCTCGAGCTGCTTCGAAATCACTTCTAGCAGAATCATCATGAGCTTTTGCTATCAAATTGTCAATTTGTTTTTCATATTGTAACGGAGTAAGATTCTTATCCGTTTCATCATTTTTTTCTGTCATTCAATCTCATCAGTGTTATAGATTTGAGTTATGAAACCATAATCATCATCAGAATTTATTTCAATATAAGGCACAGTTCCTGTGTTGGCGTTTGGGCCACCATAGTAATTTATAGGATTGCCATTAGCGTCTAAACCTGGCTGAACTGTTACCTTCTCTGCCATTTGAGTTATACCTCTACCCTGAGCGGCAGTATTTGTAGAGGGTATATAAAACTGTGTTCTGACGAACTTAATGATACCAGAAGATTTAACAGGTCCGTAAAGATACCCCTTCAAAACAAAGTCCAACTGCCAAATTATAGCTCTTCTTTCAGTATAAGCTCCATCGTAATTATCAGAATAACTAATGTTATTTAGAATGATTGGTATGTCCATTGTAACATTAACTTCAGGAATTAAATTACAAGTGGTAGTCCAATCTGGAGTAAAATATGGAAGTATCTGTTCAATAATTTTAGTTCCATCTTCAGCGTTTTTAGCGTAGATAAAAACCTTAAAATCTATATTGTAAGGAACAGGATTATATTGATATTTGAACTTATCAGCGTCAGTAGCGTCTTTGACAGAAACCTTACCAATAGTGTTTAATTTTCTAGAGCCATCGTAAACCATTTTGCCCATCTCGAAAGAGATCATAGGCAATGGCGCTACTGCTGTTTGGGCGTCTAAACCTGGATCTTGTGTAATACGAGCCAGCATTTTATCTTTAGGAGCATATGTAATTGGCACTCTTAAAAGAGCAGTAACATCCCCGGCTGTGTTTGTTCTAGTAATACGAATCTGATTTAGCAAAGTTCCCATGAGAATTACATATTTTCTTATAAGACCAAAATAAAACGGTGAACCAAACATTAAATTTTACCTTCGCTAAATGGATCTATTGAACTAAAGTCTACAAATAAATCTGACTCTTGTTGTATTTCATCATTATCAGAAGCAGGTATAAGATCGTTCATTGAAGAATTTTCCAGAACTATGTAATCTCCGTCTTCAGTTAAGATAGGAGTTTTGATTGAACTTTCTTGTTTAATGACCCAATCAAGAATATTAGTATCATACTTTTTCTGAATAGCATCTATTTCAGGAATACCAGTATTAATAAGTTCGCCTGAATACTCGAATACTTCACAGGTCATTTCCCATGTCTGCAAAGCTCCAAGCTGATAGAACATTTCATACTTGTTTACATATTTTATTTGAAAGGCTCTTTGATTTAATGGAAACCAAATTAAGTCTCCTTCGTTTGGTCTTACCTGAGTAGTAAACTCTCCGACTTCATCGTTAAAAATTCTACGAGCGACCGAGAACACAACTTGATTACGGATTTCAACGCCAAACTTAGAAAGGAATTCTTGATCGCCGCTGAATCCATCAATAGATTTAATATACATTTCTATTGGATATGCTACTTCATATGAAGATTGATCGTCTGCTCCATAAACGTCATCGTAATTATTTAATTTACGTGGAACGTAGTATATATCGTGGCCGTATATTTTTATTGATTCAACAATCAAATTCTCAAGAAGCAGCTGCTCCTGAGATGCTTGAAAATTATTGAAGAAAAAATTGGTGGCCATGATTATCCGATCATATCGGTTGCTGGTAAACTATAGCTGTAAATCATTTCACGCTCTAGATCTGCTCTTTCCTGAGTGGCTTCATCGTATATTTTTTGACCATTAAAAGTCAGTCCACCTGGCATTTTCATACCTTCAAACTTCTTAAGGTTTTGACCCCATTGCTGTTTGATTAAACAAGCTGCATATCTACCTAACCATCTATCAGCCCATGCATCAGTATAAACATCAGGATCTACGACTTGATATGCTTCAACGATTAAATAATTACCAACAGCAATTTGATCCCAAGACATATCAATATATAGTTTATTAATATGACGATTGTATCTCAATGGTTGTTGACCGACTAGCATCTGTTCAAGAAACTGAACATGATTCATGGCCATATAATATGGAACCATTGAAACAGATGTTAGAGTATAAAGATCATTAAGCGCAATTTGATAACGAATATTGAATAAGTTGTTCAAACCAAGAGCTGAACCAAGAGGAAAAATGTTTACAGCGCCAATAATATTTTCTGGAAGCGTAATATACTTGTTATCTATATCAGTTTGATCAATTTGTCTTTTGTAATATGTTTTTTCAGAACCATCAAAGTGATAATCCCAAAAATATCGTAGAGCTTCGTCAATACGATCGGAAACTTGGTCATCGTCAACGTTTATTTCGATGACTGGTTTACCCAATCTTCGTAAACAATTTTCAACAAATTCTGCTCTTGTTGTTGGGATTGCCATTTATTGTTCCTGATTTTCTGAGTAACTATTCCACTTAGCGAGCGGACATCTAGATTCGGGGAATAGAGTTTTAAATTTCATAAAACATCCACATTCTTTACATGTAAAAAATGTCTTATCGAATTTTTCGCATTGATTGCAAACTTCTAATCTTTCTTTAGATTTTTTACTTCTTTCTTTCCAAACTTCTTTAACGTCTTTCATGACTATTTATCAATCACAAGTTCGTTAAATAAATTCTGCAATTCTAATAATTGTGTTTTGTCTATTTTATCTAAGTCTTCGGGTCTAGTTTCTAATAATCCGTATTCTTTTATTTTTTTATAATATTTTGATAACAATTCATCAAAATTCTCAGGTTTTTTAATCCAATTGTTAGAAGAAACAGACCAAATATAATAATTGCCATCGTCAGGCGCAGAATACGGCGCATTCATAATTTTTCTCATGTTCTCATTATAATCTTTTACAGATTGAATAGCTAATTGTATTATTTCTTCTTCAGAAAGCGATGTTATTTCGTAATGATCTGTCCATATTTCAGTATTGTATTCTTTAGATAACTCCTCGTCACTAATATAATGAACAGAAGAAAGTTTTTGATGAATTGCGACGTCTGGTAATGGCTTTCTTATAAATCTAGCATAACCTTCTGGTGGATTGTCAGGATCAAAATCTGAAAAAAGTAATCTCATGTTCCATTCTGCAATCGGGTGCTCATATGGTTTATTGTTTTTAATTTGAATAAAAAATTTTTCTGTCATGTTTAACTCCAAGATATCAAAACAGAACCATTGGCACCTGTTCCACCGGTGCCGCCGCCCCATGTAGGATTTCCGCCACCACCAGCGCCGCCTTGACCTACTACTACCTGATAACTTGTTGACCAAGTAGGATGACCCGCTGTAGAATTGAAAGTCCAAGATTTAGTCTGTCTATTTCCTGTACCACCCGATAGGCCGCCGCATCCACCATTTGGATCTCCTCCAGCGCCACCAGCGCCGCCGCCTGCGCCTTGATTAGTGCCACCAGAACCAGTTCCGTTTCCTCCCCCAGGACCACTTCCGCCGCACCCCGGTGCACTATTTCCACCAAACCCGCCTCCTCCAATTACTGGAGTTGAAGAAACAAATCTTGATTCTCCGCCATTTGTGCCAGGCAAACCAGGGCAATCGCCTAAAAACCCGCATGGGTAAAAAAATGTTCCGCCACCTCCACCGCCGCCACCAGCACCTCTGACATCAACATTTAATGTTTGATATGGAAGAGTTAGAAATGTATACGTTCCAGGAGTGCTGTAACTATTACTTCCTGCTACAGGTTTGCCTCGTGCATTTGTCATACTTATCTGCGCTGCACTAGTAGGAACATCTAATAAAATTCTAACATTAGTATCATTTAAACTTATTTGAGCTGTTGCATTGTTATAAACAATACTTGCAATGTCAGAAAATGATATAGCGCCAGTACTCGGTGTTGGCATTATTTATTCTCCAACATTTTTTTAAGTTCATCAATTTGATTTTGTTGTTCTTTGATTGCTTCGATTAGAATTGCAAACAAACCTCTATCGCGCAAAGAAAGATAACCGTCTTCGCTTTCACGAACTAGATCTGGAAATACTTCTTGGACGTTCTGTGCAATCAAACCAATATCATTATTGATACCAGCAAAATCACGTTCAGCGGTTCCTTTTTTCCAATTATAAGTAACGCCTTGAAGTCTTTTTACTTTATCTAGTGTGTTTGAAAATGGTGTAATATTTTCTTTCAATCTTTCGTCGGAAGTCGCGCCAAATGCAGTAATATTACCATTGGCGACGAAATTACCACTTGGATCTAATGTGGCCTTTACTGAACCACCGGCTACAAAATAAACAGAGGTGCTAACAGAAGTACCCACAAAAAGACCTGCAGAATTTACTGCGATTTGGGCTGTTTGTGTATTTTGAGCAGCGTTTGTGAATTGTAATATAGCAGTATTCGAATCACTACCGCCACCTGGATAAATTCTAACACCATAATCGCCAGCGCCAGTCCTAAAAACTCCACCGAGACTGGATATATTATGATGAGTGCCAGCAAATAAAACAGCGCCATTAGCTTGAACAGACATAAATTCTACAGTATTATTAGCAACAACTAATGGTCTACCAGTTCCGGATTGAGCGTAAACTGCAACTCCAGCATTAGCTACAGCTGCTAGAGCTGTCTGCGTCCCAAAGAAAGTTTGAAAATAACCACCATATCCAGTATTAGCGTAACCAGCAATAGCGACAGATGATGAACTAGAGTTAGATACACCAATAATTCCAGCAAAACCATTTTCAGTTTTGCTACTCAAACCATTACCTGTATTGGATAGAAAAAATCCAGCTCCTCTACCATCGGCGCTAATTACAGTAATTCTTTCGCCAGGAGTAGCAGTACCAATACCAATGCTACCATTACTAGCGATACGCATACCTTTGTTATCAGAAGACCATGGTCCAATGACCAAAGCGCCAGTATCAGCCGAACCATCAGAATATATTAAAGTATGATCATTAGTTTGTACTAATGGATTCCAAGCGCCAACGGTCGACCGACTGTTCAACATGGACCAATATAAACCTTCATCCAAATATATTTCGCCAGCGGCGCTGGCGCCCGAACTTCTGGTTATATGTAATTTAGATCTAGGCGATGAATTGCCGAAACCAATGTTGCCATTAGCTTCAACAGACATAAATTCTACAGTAGCATTAGAAGCAACGAAAGGTCTACCACCTGTTGAGACCGCCGCTCTAACGCCAATTCCATTACTTGAATTCAAGAAAAAACCTGCATGCGCAGAAGAATTAGTTGTTGCATGAGCATAACCTGCAATAGCAATACCGCTACCAGAGTTAGCAACTCCAACAATACCTATACCAGCGCTAGATCTACCAAGAACAGCAAAACCATTGGCGTTATACCCACCAATAGCAGCTCCGCCTACATTAGAAGAACTGGTGAATGTGTTACTATTATAGGTAACTGTTAGACCATTAATATCTAGGTTAGTAGCATTAGCGGTTGGGCCTACAATAGTTACTAGAGAATTAGGGGTAGCAGTGCCAACGCCGACGTTGCCATTAGCAACAACTTGGAAAAATTCTGTAGTATTATTAGCAACAACTAATGGCCTACCAGTTCTAGATTGGATATAAGCTCCAACGCCAGCATTAGCTGCAGCTCCCAGAGCTGTCGCAGTTCCAGATAAAGTTTGAAATCCCGCAGCCCCTGTACTATCGGTACTAATGACAGTAATTTTTTCACCAGGAGTAGCAGTACCAACGCCAATGTTACCATTGGCAACTATTCGGGCTGCTGTGCCAAAAGTAGAAGTGTTAGTTGACACTACTAGCGAAACAGCGTTTACTAGAGTAGAATTGGCAGTGAATGATGTTCCAACTGTATGAGAAACTGCGTTTATACTAGTAGCATTGATTGATCCATTAACAACTAATCTAACTGCAGGGGTTGAATCTCCTATACCAATATTACCGTTAGCTGAAATGCTCATATATTCTGCAGTATTACTAGCAGCAACGAATGGTCTACCGCCAAAAGATCTAGCATAGACTCCAGTACCATTACTTTGATTAAAGAAATATCCTGCAATTGAAGAAGAATCTGCCGTTGAATGGGCGTAACCTGCAACTCCTTGACCGCCACCAACATTAGCAACACCAATAACGCCTATACCAGCCCCTGATTTACCAAGAACACCAAAACCGTTAGCATTATATCCACCAATAGCTGCAGCACCAGTATTTACCGAATTAGTGAATGTGTTACTATTATAAGTTACTGTCAAACCATTAATATCTAAATTGGTTGCATTAGCAGCCGGACCTACAATAGTTACTAGAGAATTAGGGGTAGCAGTTCCTATACCGATGTTGCCGTTAGCAACTATTCGGGCTGCTGTACCGAAGGTAGATGTGTTAGTAGAAACTGATAAAGAAACAACGTTTACTAGAGTAGAATTAGCAGTGAATGATGTTCCAACTGTATAAGAAGCAGCGTTTATACTAGTAGCATTGATTGATCCATTAACAACTAATCTAACTGCAGGAGAAGAATCTCCTATACCAATATTACCATTAGAAATCACAGTCATAATATCTACTGTGGCATTAGCAACAACGAACGGTCTACCAGAAACTGATGCTGCTCTAACGCCAATACCATTACTTTGGTTGAGAAAATAGCCTGCGACCGAAAAAGAATCTGCCGTTGAATGGGCGTAACCTCCAACGCCATATCCACCACCAACATTAGCAACACCAATAACGCCTATACCAGGACCAGATCTACCTAAAACGCCAAAACCGTTAGCATTATATCCACCAATAGCAGCTCCGCCTACATTGGAAGAATTATTAAACGTGTTACTATTATAAGTTACTGTCAAACCATTAATATTTAAATTAGTTGCGTTAGTGGTTGGACCTACAATAGTCACCAGAGCATTAGGGGTATCAGTGCCAACGCCGACGTTGCCATTGGCAACTATATATACTGAGTTACCTATTGTGACGTTATTAGTTCCGGTAACTAGACCATTTTTTACGACGAAATCTTTATCTGCCATGGTTCCCTATCCCCTTGTTGGCTTTGTTTTTAATATATTTAGGCATAACAAAGAGAGTTAATATGATCGCAGTGATTGGTGATTACATAGAAGATATTTATATATATGGCACCGTAGACCGTATATCGCCTGAGTCTCCCATACCTGTTTTCAAATCTAAAACTACTGAATTTCGTTCAGGCGGTGCAGGAAATGTCTACGAGAATCTCCAAGCTCTTGGTTCGGATACTGAGATTTTTGCTTCTTTTAATTCCAAAAAGACCAGATTCGTATGCGATAATCATATAATGTTTCGTTCTGACGAAGAAGAATATATCCCAAATCAAGATATAGATTTTCCAGTTAATCCGGATTATGTGATTCTTTCTGATTATAACAAAGGATTCTTACATCACAGCCAATTGATAGTTGATAATTTTATTAAAAAAGGTTCTAAAGTTATAGTAGATCCCAAAAAACCTATTGACAATTATAAAAATTCAAGTATAATAAAATTGAACCAAAAAGAACTTGAAGAATATGGATTCGGTAATACGCCTTTTCAGCTTCGAAAATTATTCAACATAGGATCTATTGTAGTCACAAAGGGAGAGAATGGAGTATATATTTCCTCTGACGATTTCGAAGGAGAAATATCAACAGACAAACATCCAGTTTCTGATGTTACTGGCGCAGGAGATGTATTCATCGCAGCTATGACTCACTATCTTAGTATCGGAAACAACCTTTATGATGCTTGTTCAAAGGCTGTGAGATTGGCCAGTATTTCAGTTACTAAATTCGGAACATATGTTTTATCAAAAGAAAATATTGCTAAAAACTCTGTAGTATTCACTAATGGTTGTTTTGATATTCTACATAGAGGCCACATAGAATATCTAAAAGAGTCTAGAAAACTTGGATATAAATTGATAGTGGGTTTGAATTCAGACGAATCAATCAAAAGATTAAAAGGCGAACAACGACCTATAAACAATCAGAAAGACAGAAAAGCAGTTCTAGAAGCTCTAGATTGTGTCGATGAAGTTATTATTTTTAACGAAGATACTCCTTATGAATTAATAAAAAAATTGAAGCCAGATATAATTACAAAGGGCGGAGACTATAAACCTGAAGAAGTTGTAGGTAACGATTTAACAAAGGTCGTAATAATACCATTTGTTAAGGGCTACTCTACTACAAAAACTTTGGAGCATTTAAATGCAGATTGTCAATAAAGGATGGGGTAGAGAACTCATAATTGAAAACAACGACAAATATTGTGGTAAGTTATTAGTATATGATAAAGCTGGCTCTAAAGGATCTATGCATTTTCATTTAAAAAAACATGAAACGTTTTATGTTCAAAAAGGAAAATTTAAAATACATTGGATAGAAACTAAAGATGCTTCGATTCAACACAATATTTTAAAAGAAGGCGATACTTGGACAAACGAACCTGGAGAACCACATCAATTAGAAGCTCTTGAAGATGATTCTGTTGTATTCGAAATCTCAACTACACATTATGATAACGATGATTTCAGAATAATGCCAGGAGACAGTCAAAAATGAAATATTTGGTAGATATTGATAATACTATTTGTATTTCAAAAAATAGCGATTACGCTAATTCATTGCCTATCAAAAAAAGAATTGAGACTCTTAACAGTTTGTATGATGTTGGTTATGAAATACATTACTGGACTGCAAGAGGAATGAGTTCGGGCAAAGATTGGCGCGATTTGACTATTGAACAGTTTAAAAAATGGGGCGTTAAATATACTTCCCTTAATTTCAATAAACCATCATATGATGTTTGGATTGACGACAAGGCGATAAATTCAGAGGATTTTTTCAATGATCTTAATAACAGGGACTGACGGATTTATTGGTCAACATTTACTTCAAAGATTTCCACAAGGAGGAATCTATTATTCAGAAAAACAATATTGTTTTGACGATTTATACGAGGGTATAAATTGGGAAGAAATAAAGCAAATTTGGCATCTTGGAGCTATTACAGACACTACTGAAACTGATATTAATAAAATACACAAGTATAACATAGACTATACTATCAAACTACTTAATAATGCAATAGACTATCAAATTCCTGTAAAATACGCTTCGTCTGCTGCAGTGTATGGTAATACAAATTATAGAAGAGAAATAAACCCTTTGAATTATTACGCTCTATCAAAAGCAACTATTGATAGGTTTGTAGAAGATAATATAGATAAGTTTTCTAAAATTCAAGGTTATAGATTCTTTAATGTTTTTGGCAAACACGAAAGCCACAAAGGCGACCAAGCAAGTCCAGTTTATAAATTCACCAAACAAGCAAGAGAAACAGGAACAATTAAACTATTCGAAAAATCTAACGCATGTATGCGAGACTTTATTTGGGTAGAAGATGTTATTGATTGTATGTTTTATGATAAACCTTCTGGTATTTACGATCTCGGCACAGGAGTTGCTAGGTCGTTTGAAAGGGTGGCTCAATTAGTTGCTGAAAAAGAATGCGCTACAATTGAGTGCATTCCCTTTCCAAAACATCTGGAGAATAAGTATCAATACTTCACATGCTCATTGAATCATTTTATAGATCATAAGTTTCTTTCCATAGAAGAATATTTACTGAGGAATGATAATATATGAAGCAAAAATTCTAGGTTCTATCTCATTCCAAACAACTTTATAGTTATTTTCGTCCATCCACTGGTGAAAATCTTCTACGTTTTCAATACTGACTTCAACAAACATATTAGGTCTATTTCTGGCGATGGTTTCTTTTAATCCCATAAGAGCAACCATCTCCATTCCTTCAATATCCATCTTGATAAAATCAACTCTTTTATCAGCAAATAGAACATCACCTGGAATGATATTGACTGGATCAAACTTCTGAAATGGTAAATCGGTTTTATCTTCATGAAACAATCTGGTTGATCCTAGATTGTCAGGATAAATCTCCATCGGAAATCCTTGAGTTTCCATATGACCTAATGCTACGCCGACATAATCAACATTAACATTATGACAGTAGTTTAAACACAGATTGGCTAACAACATCTTGTATGCCACTGGCAATGGTTCGATAGCATAGATTATTTCAGCATCAAAGAACTTACTAAAATACACTGAATGATTACCAACATTAGCGCCAATGTCCAGTATATGCGCTCCCTTTGGACAATACTCTTTCATAATCTCCATTTCACGTTGTTCGTGAAAATGACCTGCTTTTAAAGAACTTTGAATAGTATCGTTAGGGTTTTCAATTATCCATCTAAAATTATTCATATTGACTTGCCCTTGATTACTGATTTGATCTGTTCTTTCTGCTCTGGTGTAACATCTTTATCAAAGAAATATAAGTTGGTTAGATCCTTCAAAAGTCCCTTATAGTTATTATCATACATGTTGTCATGATAAGTAATATAATCGCAAGCAGCGGGAATGTATTTGTCTATTTGCCTTGACTTATAGTAGTGATATGTTAGAAACCATAGAACCCAAGTGTTTGTGGGATTGACAGCGTATTCGTCTTCCATAAGTTTGATGTATAATTCTGATCGTTCTTTCTTACGAAAATCCTGATCGTGAATAAGGCAAATCAAGGGATCATAAACTTCAACATCATAACCTTCTGGCCCAATATAGTTGATGTATTCATACACCGGCTGTTTCCAGTTGTAATAATCCTTGAGATGAATTTTGTTAGTAGGTAGTAGAAATGGTGGTCCGACCTTTACATGATGTGAGTAGATATCCAACCTATCAGAAGTAATAGAAGTCGCATTAGGATTCTGATCAATAACCTTTTCGATTTGATCATGTGTATTGATAGAATAGTATTCGTCTAAGTCTGGCGAAAGACACCAAATAACATCATTCGGAATCATTGTCATGTTATGATTGCGAGCATTAGAGAAATGCCAAGGCGTAAATGTTTTTTGTTCAATGATTAGTTTTGGATCTTTTGTTGCTGCCTCTTGCAACATTTCCCATGAACCATCAGCTGATCCGGTGTCAAGTAAAACCTTGTAATCAAAAGGATCGGCGTAATATAACCACTTTTCGATATACTGCTTTTCATTCTTGAGAATAGTATATACCGCTGTCTTACCGTGTTTCATAGTAACTCCATAATGTCTGCCAATCATCAAAGTCAGGCTTTTGTGTAACGTCTGTCATATGAAACGCCAGAGAGTTCATTGGACAGAATAATATTGTTTCCTGGTTTCTCCAAACTTTATTGATGCTTTCATCCTCAACGGCAGCATCAACATGCCAAGTGTATGCTTGGTCTTTCATTATATCTATATTATCCACAAAACACTTCTTAGAACACATAAAGGTATGAGTTGAATGCAATAGCGAACGCCAATACTGGTAGGTTCCTTTTACAATATATGAGGGATACAAAGCAGCGAAACTTTGGTATCTGTGTGGATTGTTGAATGGATACATGGCATAGTCATAAGGTTTTAGCCGATTCATACAATCAATCATATCAACCATATCATGTATGGCAGCAGGATAATGTAGGTAATCATCTTCTATGTTATAAACAAAATCAAAATCTTGTTCTATAGTCCATTCATACTGCGATATAAAGTTCTGTTGTGGTTCTGTGTGATATAACTCATACTTTAATCCATATTCATGAAATGATTCGTGTATAGAGTTAAGAGTATAATCGTCAGAGTTATCATCGTGAATGGATATGATTGGCCTTACTTGAGATGCAGCGATAGAAGCGGCAAGACTTTTAATACAGGTTCTAGTGATTAGACCCTTATCTTTACTGATATATCTTTCAGAGTTCCAAAAGTTATATACACCAGAAGTTCTAATTGGAATTGCTAAGTTTAATTTCATGTTCTAAATCTTTCTTCAATTCATCAAATGGAGCAGACCAATCTTGCCATACTCTTTGACGGTAACAAGATACATTCTTATACCAGTAGGATTCTTTTTTCATGTCTGCCCAAGTATAATATGGAAGTAAGGGCATTACAACCCATGTAGGTTTTCCAAGAGCAGCGGCAACATGAGCAACAGAGGTGCAGGATGTAATGACAAGATCCATATTCATAATGGCTCCCATCGTATCATCCCAATTCTCAAAACCTGATGCCAAGTCTATAGTATTAGTTGGCAATCTAAACGGAACACCGTCATCTTTTTGTAACGACCAAAGTTGAACGTCATACTTAGATAGTTCGTCAAAGTATTCTACAGGAATTGTTCTGGCTAATTCTAGTTCGTATAATGGATTACCCATCCAACGAATACCAATGTTAAGTTTCTTATCAGATTTGATTCTGTTCTTCCACTTAACAACATATCCTGGTTTAGCAAATAGATATGGTTCATTTGGTATTTCGTTAGAGTCTATGCCTAACTTATATGGCAGAGACATACAAGGAACCCAGTAGTCCCACTTTTCTTTACGAATGTCTTTATTGTCAATCACCTTGTCAATCATTCTAACGGAAGATAACATAGACTGATTGTTATGTACCGTAGACATGATACATTTCATACCACGTTCTTTGATGATCTTAGAGAAACGAGCATTGATTACTTCGTCACCAATACCACCTTCGCCGACAATAAGAATAGTTTTACCTTCATATGTAGTGCCATCCCATTCTGGTTGATCATACTTATCAGAATGTGTTCCTAATAGTTTAAGATCACGACCAATATTAAGTAGAGCCATACCTTTCTTGAAGTCGCCTTTCCGAATAGTATGCCAACCTTTATTGAAGTCAGTTACTTTCTGGTCTCTTTCGGAATATTTTGATTTATCTATGTTGTTGATAATATCCAATGAACCATCAAAGTCTCCCATGGTACAAATGGTGACAGCGTAATCAAGAAGAACAGAAACATTTTCTGGATCAAGTTCTAATGATTTGGTGAGATATTCTAATGATTTCTCTAGTTGATTGGCTTTATACGCTGCACGCCCGGCGTTAAAGTATGTGTTGGTGTCTTTATAGTGATTTAAAATTTGTTCAGAAGTTTGTAAGCAACGATTATACTTTTTTGCAACGAACTCGACCATTGCTTTAAAGTTAAGAAACTCAATATCATTTCTTAGCGGTGCAATACAATCTAATAGGTCAATAGCAGCGTTAAATTTTTCTACACGATTGTCTAAGCAATATTCCATAACCCTTAAAATTTCAGGTAACGGAATAGTTTCTGATGGTGATGGTGTTTTTGGAAGACCAGCAGTGATTGACTGCCAAATTTCATCTGATTTCATAACGACCTCATAATCTAATATAGACTATTTAGGGTAGTTCTGGTGCAGATATAGCGTGTGCGCTAACTTCTCCTGCTGAAACTTGTTTCCAGTTAGTTAGTGATCCTATCTGAACAGGCGATGATCGATGAACTATATCTCCTAAACCTAGATTACCATGTGGAGAAATATTGGCGTTTATTCCCCACGCCCACAATGTGCCATCTGTTTTGATTGCTAATGTATAATATCCAGTTTTAGATAAGCAAATTTGTTTCCAATTTGTGCCTGTTCCTATTTGTATTGGCGAGGATTTTGAAACAACAGTGCCATCACCTAATTGTCCATCATTATTCAGACCCCACATCCATAAAGTACCATCAGTTTTTATAGCGCCAGTATGAGCTGCTCCACTAGAAATTTGTTTCCAATTTGATAATGTTCCTACTTGAACAGGAGATGAACGATCAGTAGTTGTTCCGTTGCCTAATCTACCATTAACTCCGTTTCCCCACACCCATAAAGTACCATCAGTTTTAATAGCGCCAGTGTGTGTGTAACCGGCAGAAACTTGTTTCCAATTTGTACCTGTTCCTATTTGAACAGGAGATGAACGATCAGTAGTTGTTCCGTCGCCTACTGCGCCAAAAACATTATAACCCCACGTCCATAATGTACCGTCGGTTTTAATTGCTCCGCCATGTAAAAAACCAGCAGAAACTTGTTTCCAATTTGTGTCTGTTCCTATCTGAACGGGCGAAGACTTAGTAACGGTTGTTCCGTCTCCTAATCTTCCAAAAGATGCGGCCCCCCATCCCCATAAAGTGCCATCGGTTTTGATAACTAATACAAAATTTCCACCGGCAGAAATTTGTTTCCAATTTGTACCTGTTCCTATTTGAACAGGAGATGAACGATCAGTAGTTGTTCCGTCGCCTAATTGTGCTGCAAAGTTTGCACCCCAACTCCACAAAGTTCCATCAGTTTTAATAGCATGATTATGTTGAATCCCATTGGTAATATCTTTCCAATTGGTCAATGAGCCTATTTGAACGGGCGAAGAACGCCTATCATTTGCCACATTTGCACCTATTTGACCATAAGTATCGTCTCCCCACCCATATAATCCGGCATTCAAAAACTGATCTTTAAAAACAAACATATCGCCCATATCAACGCTTGTAGTTGATACATTACCATCAGAATTATAGATTGGAAATTTATATCCTATTGCTGGCATTTAAAAATATCCGTCTTTGATTGCGAATGTTGTCATTCTAGTAGTGTTATAACCATCGTAATTACAAGATTTCCAAGTTGTTTCTGTGCCTATTTGAATAGGTGATGATCTATCTGTTGCAGTACCAACTCCTACATTTCCTTCGGAATTTCGTCCCCATCCCCACAATGTTCCGTCAGTCTTAATTGCTTTACCACAGGCACCAAAAACACGTTTCCAATTGGTCAATGAACCAACCTGAACAGGGGAAGAACGACTATTAGTATCGTTTAAACCTAAGTCGCCCGCTGGATTATGACCCCAAGCCCATAATGTTCCATCTGTTTTAATCGCAAAACATGCCCATCCTCCGCAAGAAACTTCTTTCCAATTGGTCAATGAACCAACCTGAACAGGAGACGAACGATGAACAAGATCACCTAAACCTAATTGGCCTACATTATTGTGACCCCATGCCCATAATGTGCCATCTGTTTTGACTGCCATTCCATATCTAAGACCAGCAGAAACTTGTTTCCAGTTAGTTAATGAACCAACTTGAGTAGGAGAAGAACGATGGACTATATTACCATGGCCTAATTGACCACTACCATTAAATCCCCAACTCCATAATGTACCATTATTTTTTAAAGCGTAACCACTATACTCGCCATACACTAATTGTTTCCAGTTAGTATCAGAGCCTATTTGAGTCCAACTAGAAACATTTACACCTCCTGTTCCGAAACCTAACTGACCATCTAAGTTATAACCTGTCGCCCACATCGATCCATCATTTTTCAATCCTACTGACAATAATCTTCCTGCTTTTACAAATTTCCAGTTTGTATCAGCGCCTAACTGTATTGGCGTTGAATAAGTACCACCTAAATTAGTAACTACACCAAATGCTCCTCTTGATCCACTATCACCGCCCCACCCCCATAAAGTGCCATCTGTTTTTAAAGCTATGACATGAGTATCGCCATAACTAGCCATGTTCCAATTACTCAACGATCCAAGTTGAACTGGCGAAGAACGATGATTACTGTCTCCTAGACCCAAAAAATACTCGCCACTAGGACTGGTTTGAAATCCCCAAACATACAATCCAGGAGAAGTTCTGTTTCCTGTTGGAGAAACTAAATTGGGATAAACATCAAGTAGATAGTCTTTAGAAACATACCTATTACCAAGATCACTCGTTACTCCTGATTCAGTGAGTGTAAATCCTGTGTTAGGACCAGTAACAGCCATTACTACACCCCTGAGTAATTAGGCGGAGGTATCAATTCATTATAAATGTTTCTTAGATTGTCAATAGTTGTAGAACTTTCAATACTATCAACATATCCTTTTTCCCAATCAAATTGTGTCTGAATGTGAGTAGCACCAGCCACAACTAATTCGCCGAGTTCTGCCTTAGTTAGTGTGAGCCATGTTTCTGGAAACTTCCAATCAACAGTTTCAGCGTCAGTCATAAATTGATATTTCTGAACAAAGATATTTCTGTTTTCTCTTGACGCATCAACAGTAATTTCTGTTCCTTGAATGGTGTATTTGAACGGAGTTTGTTCTTTATTATATCTTAGAGCAGCGACGATGTTTTTTAAATTGCCTTTGATAGAATCTATATTACCGTCATGCACAGTGTAATGACCAATAGCAGTATTATTTTCATACGTCCAAAATGGACCTGCCAGTTCTTCAAACAATGGATTATGCGTTGGAGTATCTAAACTCACAGGCATAATCTCAAAGTTTTCATTGATCTGAATGTATCCGGGTTCTGCTGTAGGAACAGTAAAATCTACTTCAAGATCGTTCAATTCAGATTGAAACATTCTTGGCTTCCAACCCATAGGACCAAGATGAATTATTTGTTTGTTTTCTACAAGAACGTAATCAGTCATTTTATTCCTCTATTATATTTCAGTGTAAGTTATTGCTACAGTTGATCTAAATGCAGTAGCAACTTCCTTCCAATTAGTTAATGAACCAAGTTGCACAGGAGAAGACTTCCAAACTAGATCATTATGACCCAAGTAACCCTCAATATTAAGCCCCCAAGACCATAATGTACCATCAGTTTTGATTGCTGTTGTGTGATAATTGAATTTAGCTAAGGAAACTTGTTTCCAATTAGTCAATGTTCCTATTTGTATAGGAGAAGAACGACCAGTAGAATTCCCTGAGCCTAATTGACCATAATCATTATTTCCCCAACTCCACAAAGTTCCATCAGTTTTAATAGCTGCTACATGAAATTGTCCAGAAGAAACCTGTTTCCAATTAGTCAATGATCCAACTTGAGTAGGAGAAGAACGATGGGCGGTATTACCTATTCCTAGAAACCCAAAATTATTTCTGCCCCATGCCCATAATGTTCCGTCAGTCTTAATCGCAAATGTGCTATAATAACCCACTGAAACTTGTTTCCAGTTGGTTAATGATCCAACTTGAATAGGCGATGATCGATGAACTATATCTCCTAAACCTAATTGACCATAATCGTTTAATCCCCATGCCCATAACGTACCATCTGTTTTAATTGCTATTGTAAATCCAAATGAGGTTTCAACTTGTTTCCAATTAGTCAAAGTTCCAACTTGAATAGGCGAAGACTTATCAACTCTCGTTCCATCTCCTAATTGACCATAAAAATTATAACCCCATCCCCATAAAGTGCCGTCTGTTTTAATTGCTAATGTTTCATAATAACCGCCTGACACTTGTTTCCAATTAGTTAATGAACCTACTTGAACTGGAGATGAACGACTAGTAGTATTACCAAGACCCAATTGACCTTGAGCGCCGTAACCCCATGCCCATAAAGTGCCATCTGTTTTTATTGATACTATATGATCACTACCAGCAGCAACACGACTCCAATTTACTAGCGATCCTACTTGAACTGGTGAAGAACGATGAACTATTGTTCTGTCTCCTAATTGACCAAAATTGTTTTGCCCAAACGCCCACATCTGATTACCAACAAACTGATCAACTAACCAAGCGTCAGTGACAAATAGATCGTCTAAATCTACGCTACCTAAAATTGGATCATCGGCAAGATAATTACTTGTCATTCTCTAATCTCTCAACCCTTTCAGAAAGTTCTTTGACTGATTGAATAAGGAACGCTATGATAGCATCATAATTGACAGACTTAGTTCCATTGTTTTCATTGACAATATCCGGAAGTATCTTTTCAATTTCTTGAGCAATAACACCATATGATTTTGCTCCAGAATCTTTCCAGTTGAACGAAACACCTTCCATTTTACTGACTGTATTAACAGCACTGGTAATAATCTGAACATTTGTCTTTTGATTAGCGTCTGATAGTGAATTGAATATCGTAGCGGACAAAGTTCCAGTTGAAGGAACAAAGTATAGTTTGGTGGTTGAAACTACAGCATTAGACCAAGTGCCTGATGTAGTATTGGCCATAGGTAAGTAATATGTAACTGTGTCAGTATTATTTGCAGTTAGCGTAGCACCACCGCCAACTGTTGACCAATATATTGAAGATGCATTAGAAGTTAAAACTTGACCAGCGGTACCAAATCCGCCATTAGCAGATATACCAGCGCCAGCAGTGATAATAAGTTCGCCTGTTGCTGATATATTAACGTTGGCCGAGGTTGTCAAACCAGAAGCATTTATTACGTTTACTGAACCAGTTGAGATCGTTGTAGCATTAACTATTCCAGTGTAAACACCAGTAGCATTAGCAATTGTTGAGGTGCCTACTGTAAAACTAGCAGCGTTCATAGTTCCAGTATGATAAGCGCCTGTAGTATTGGCTAAGAAACTACTAGCTACTCTTAAACTGACAGCGTTAACCACAGTAGAGTTAGCAGTGAAAGAAGTTCCAACTGTAATACTAGAACCATTAACAATACCAGTGTAAACGCCAGTGGAATTAGCGATTGTAGAAGTTCCCACTGTAAGACTGGCAGCGTTCATTGTGCCAGTATGATAAACACCAGTAGCATTAGCAATAAATGAAGAACCTACAGTATGACTAGAACCATTAACAACACCAGTATATGTTGGAAGGTAACTGGCAATATTAGCGTTTAAAGTAGAATTAAGCTGATAGGAAGAAGCAGCAGTTCCGCCTAAATTGAATGCATTGTTAGCGCCAGTAGAATTAGCAATAACATTACCACTAATATATAAAACAGTAGTATTAACAGCTGCATTAACAGTATTATTGCCAATAAAAATTCGAGTGGTATTAGCAACAAATCCGCCAGTACTCGTTCCTGTTCCGCCAGTCGTATACGAAGCAGAGTTAACACTTGAAGTAGCATTAACAAATCCTGTTGTTGTAACACCAGAAGAGTTTACAACAACTGTTGAACCATTAACTGTAAATCCGGCAGAAGTCATAGATACATTAGCAACAGAAATAATACCATTAAAAATAATGGTATTAGAAGTACTATTTACAGATAAATATTGCCCTAATTCTGCTAATTCTTGACTTTGAGCCATTTAAATCTCTCTCTTTTTATATATTTATCTGATTCTTACGTAATTTACGGTGGCAGCAAAAAAAGAATGTCCAGCAGCAGGAATAATTGTTTGTGGAGTAGTTAATGTGACATCGGATATTTTTAACATTTTATTAATCAATGTAAAATTGTTTGTAAGAAAGCTAAACATCACACCGCTTGAAACTGGGCTATTAATTGATACTCCTCCAATTGGTTTACCTTCTGTCCATGTTACACCATCTGTCGAATAAAAAACTCTTTGAGAAAATCTAACAACAAATCTAGTTCCATCATGATACACTGCAAGAGGAGCGGAAGTAGTAGCCAATGAGGTCGAAATCAATCCATGATTACTCCAAGTTAAACCATCAGTTGTAGTTGCAAAAAAACCAGTTATACCTACTGCAACTGTTGTTGTTGAGTTTGAAGCAAACCTTGTTGAATTTGTAAATTGTGCGTAACCATTATAGGTTGCTGGCGTTCTGGCTGTCCATGATCCATTAGCCCCTGTTGCTGATGTTTGATATTGCCCTGTTGTAGAAGTTATTGCTATAAATAATCCAGCGCCAGCGTTCCATGTAATACTTCCTATACCATTAGTATTGATTGCATTACTAGTGCCAGAACTAGCAGCCATTGTCGATGAAGCCCAAGTAGAACCACCGTCTGAAGAATATGCTGCCGTTGTACTATTATATGGAAATACAATTACATCTGTACCATCAGATATAATATCTGTGATATTTGCTATGCTCACACCTGTAACTGAAGTCCAATTAATACCATCAGTAGAAGTTATAATACCATCTGTTGTTGAACTTGGCGAAACTGCTATAAATTTTCCTGCTGTATACTGTATAATAGGATACGTTTTAGAATTAGGAAATGTTCTTTCTGTCCATGTTGAACCATTTGTTGATGTATAATATTTGAATCCATTAGTAGCATTACCATTAAAAGTTGCAGTAACATAAAGAGGTCCGGAAGGATTATATGCTATAGAAATAGATTGTGAAACTACAGGTCCATACCAAAGTCCTCCGCTTTCCGGGCCATAAAATATAGGATGCGGCGAAGTCAAGTGATCTGGTAAATAAGAATAATCTGAAGTATAATCAAAAGGAGCAGTAGATACTAAAGCGTACCATTGGGTACCATCAGCAGCAGTATATAAATCTGAACTATATGGCATATTAAGTATTCCGCCTATTGGGAATGCTTTACCTATAAATTGTGAAAAATTACTCATTTATGCTATTCTCCAAGTTGAACCATTATAAACAAACTCTACTGTAATATTATTGTCATTTATAGTCATATTTTCGCTCAATGACATAATTGTAGAGCCATTTCTTCCAATTGTTATATTATTTGTTGAAGCCACTGGCCCAACGTTTATTTTTACATAATCATTAGTATTAGGAGAGGCTGGTAATGTAACTGTAAATGCTCCGGAGCTCGTATCACACATGATCCATTCGCCTTTGACGGCGGTATACCCAGAAGTTTTTTGAATCCAAGAACCGCCACCGCTACCACCAGAAGCATTTGCCCAATACACAACTGAACCGTTTGTCGTTAATACCTGATTGGCGGTGCCTAGAGAACCGTTTGCTGAAACAGCGTTTAATGTTACTGTATTACTAAAAGTGTGCGTATTTGTCCAAGTATAGGCTAAATCAGTATTAACGGTTGTATAATTCAGAACGCCAGCAGTTATACCAACAACTTCAATCAAAGCGCCAGATAAAGGAGCTGTTGTAAAAGTAATTGTTGTGCCCGACGACACATCTACTTCTGAACTATTATATCTAATACCATTAACATATACATCAAGATTATTAGATGTATAACCTCCAGATATTGTGAATATCGTATTAGAACCATTACCGGTAAACGATTGTCTGACATAACCAGAGCCAATAACATGAACGCCAGTTGAATTTACAGTAACATTATTACCAGCTTTAACAAACACCCCTGAAGAGTTAGCAACTATGCCACTATTGGCTACAACTTCTATAGTTCCTGAAGATGTGATTGGACCTCCAGTAAGTCCAATTCCAGTATTAACTTGTGTTACTGTTCCTGCGCCGCTAGAACTAGTCCAATAAGTTGCTGAACCATTAGAAGTTAAAACTTGCCCAGAATTACCAAATCCACCATTGGCAAATATTCCACCAGAAATGATAATATTGTTTACTGTAGAATTAGCGGAAACGCTTATAGATGTAAGATTAGCTCCAATTTCCCAAGTATTAGAACCATCAGAAGAATACAGTTTTCTATCAGTAAGATTTATTGCCAATTCGCCAATAGCAATATCTGTTGTGGTAGGAACTTTACCTGCGACTGATGAACGTCGCAGTTTGAAAACTGTGTTGGCCATTCTAGGCTCCTCTGAAACTCAGTATATACTGAGAAATTTAAAATTCATCCGGAGGCAATATTGCCTGAGGTTTAGTTTTATTTATAGTTTTATCTTTTAATTGTTTATTTTCAGAATATACTTTATTCATTTCTTCGTTTTGACGAGCATATTCTTTACTCAGATCTTCGTAATTTTTATTAGATTTTTTAAATTCATCAAAATCTTTTAAAATCTTTTTTCTTTCTTCTTTACAATCATGAAGATTCTTTTTCAAATCTTCTATTATTTTATTATTATCTGTTTCTTTTTTCTCTAGATTCATTTTCTCAATAGTAAGTTTTTCTACACTGTTTGCTGCTTGTTGCATCAAATCGTTTTGTATTGAAACTTGTTTTTGAGATTCTTCGTATTTGGAAGTTATATCTTTTAACGAGAAAGATAGAGCAGAAACTCTAATTTCTAAATCGGTATTTTTACGAATAAAATCCAGAAGCAGATTTTCCTGCCTCTGGATGTATTGTTTGAAATAAATTTCTTGACCTTCATTAGTTTCCATAGTATAATTCCTTTGTCAAAGAAAATTAAAAACTGCCTCCGTCTAACACGTCGTATACGATAGCACTACCGTTGGACTGAAGAACATAACCACTAGTTCCTAATGCTAGTTTACGGAATCCATTAGACGAGTTAGCAACCAGGATATCTTCAGCTGTATAGTTATTCAACCCTGTACCACCTGATGTGCCAGCTAGTGCAGTAGATAGAGACAGAGTGTTAGCAACAATACCAACCGTATATGATGAATTAGCAATTAAATTTGCTGAAGTTGAATTGGTATACAATCCTCCAGATTGGAGATAAGTCTGTAGAATTGCTAATGTAAACCCATTAGCTGCAGTATTTACAGTATTGTTTCCAGATAGTTCTTGCTCAGAACCGGTAAACAGTTTATAGATGCCCCCATCAGAAGCATCACGGAATAGACCAGTGTGTAGATTTGTATTTGTTGAAATATCATGATAATTGGCTGCAAAACCAATATCTAAGACGTCACTGGCATAATTGTTTCCAGCGAGATAGATCATAGGATCTGATACAACAAAAGAGCTTACGTTGACGGTGGTAACATTACCTGAAACGGTGAGACTGCCTGCAATTTGAACGTCGCCATCAAATGTACCAGTAACACCATGAACGTTGGCGACATGAACTTGCGCCCAACGAAGGGTGTTATTACCTAAATGATATGTGTTATTAGTTGAAGGAGTAACGTTACTACTGACTTGCGCTGCGACTGTAAGAGTATCAGCAGTAGAATCGCCTAGAACTGTATTTCCACTAGTAGTAAGATCTGTTGTAACTACGTTTGCAAATGTTACACTAGAAGTTGTGCCTACTGCCTGACCGATATGCACACCACTGGCGTTAACAGTAACGCCTGTACCACCAACAACGTTAATGCCTGCTGAATCGACATTAGTACCATTTGCAGATTTAGCAAATGTTCCAGAGGAGTTAGAAACAATACCATTATTAGCAAGAACGCCAACACCAGAAGCGTCTACATAAACACCATTTGCTGGATCTACGAACGAACCTGAAGAATTGGCTATCAGACCATTGTTAGCTAGTAAACTAACAGTAATATCACCTGTGGTTCCGCCGCCAGATAAACCGTTGCCAGCTGTAATGGCCGAAATATCGCCAACATCATCATCCCAATAAATGCTAGTACCGTTTGATCGAAGAACCTGATTTGCCGAACCCAAAGAACCGTTAGCAGAAAACCCTACGCCAGAACCAACAGTAACACGAGTAGTATTTGCTCTAAAATTAGTTCCGACAGCTAGAATATCAGCATTGACTATACCACTAGTATAAACACCGCCATTGTTAGCAATAACCCAACCGCCAACACTGAGAACTGCAGCGTTAACAGTTGAAGTTGCAAAAACGTTAATTGTGGCTAATGTTGTTCCTGTAAGAGAAGAATAAACCGAATCATTACCAGCTGCTAAATCGCCAGTATTAATTCTTCCCGCAACACCAAGGCCTCCGGCAACAGTCAAAGCCCCTGTAGTAGTATTAGAACTTACCGTTACGCCAGAAATAATAATATTATTTGAAACTGTTAAAGTGTCTGATGTCTTATTAAAGGTAAGACCTGAATCGCCAGCAAGATTTCCGCCGTCGTTGAATTGCACTTGAGTGTCTGAACCTGCAACTCCAGCGGAAGGAGCTTTCCAATAAACTACGCTACCATTGGAGGTAAGAACATCCCCTGCGGAACCAGCCGCACCATTAGCCCAAATGCCAGTAGGGACTAAATTTGCTACTATTGCTTTATCAATACCGCCAGTAGAATTTGCTACTAGAGCATGACTATTAGTAAGAGTTCCTGGATATTGAGCGCCCCCAATACGAAGAACGCCAGAACCGTCTGGAAGACCTATGTGTAGTGTATTAGAGGCCTGAGTAAAGGCTAGTTCGCCGTTGGATAACCCTGTAACGGTAGAATTAGAAACAGATCTCTTAATTTGGATCTTATTGGACATTTAAAATACTGCTCCTGTTTTATATATTTATATTTTTAAAACGTCCCGCCATCTAACCCGCCATCTACATCAGTTAAATTCAATTTTTGAACTACATATTTGTCAATAGAAGAATCATAAACAGGAACCGCCCCATTAGTTTCTCCGCTAGAAATGACATCCAGCAAACTATCTAATCTTTGTGTAGATTCCATGCTTGATAAAGTAGGCGTATTTTTAATAGTAACAGGCACTGTTGTGTCTATGATTCCGCTTGTTGCATTAGCGGAAACGCGAATATCCCTTCTTCTACCTACTACGACGTTTACCATTTTTATCTCGTGACTTGAGGTGTGACTGTAATAATACCCTCAACAATTCTAGAAGTTGTAGAACCATCATTAAGTTCTACATCGTAGACATATCTACCAGCAACTAGATTACTAGTTTGGTTGGCTGTTAATGATATTGTAACAATGCTAGAAACTACATTTATAGAAGTTGAGAAAACTGCAGCAGCATTAGAAGATGAGTACCATTTTCTAACTTGAGAGTTTGCTGAATAGCCATTCAGATTCAAAGCGTCTCCGTTTTCGTCCGTCAATGTTAAATCGGTCGAAAAGGTTGTTCCTTGATCTATTACTAAGTTAGCTTTAGTGGCCATTACGTTACTATTGTCCTGACATATTTGACTGTAGTGTTAGTAGATACTGGAGTAAATCTTAGTGAAACGTGTGATACATTTGGTGCTATGAAACTAAATGTTCCTACGTTTGTGTTTGTTGTTATAGTAGCAAATTCTGTCATATATCCAGTTGCTCTGTCGTGGGTTGTTAATATTTTTGACATATAACGATTGTTGGCTACATTATCAACAACGCTGATTATATATTCAGCAGCTGGGAATGAAACCATAGAATAGGCATCAATTTCTTGAGCGCTTGTTCCGGTAGTAATAATAGTGCCATTGGTTACAGGTCCAGTAACTACTAGACTCCATTGTCCATTAGCATTCAAGAAATATTGGCCTGATGAAATAGCAGTAGTATTAGGATTAGTTATAGAAACATTTGTAGTAGAATTCGATATTCTAACAGAAGTGTTACTTACGATAACATTAACTGTTGAATTACCAACTACAACTTCAACCGAAGCATCAACTGCTGTAGTATTAATACCAAGAGCATTTGCAGTAAAAATAGATCCAACGCTGAGAGTAGAAGCATTAACAACGCCAGTGTAAACTCCAGTAGAATTAGCGATTGTAGAAGTACCAACTGTAACGCTGGATCCATTGACAACGCCAGTGTAAACACCAGTGGAGTTGGCTATAGTTGATGTTCCGACAGTAATACTAGAACCATTAACAACGCCAGTGTAAACGCCAGTGGAGTTGGCTATAGTAGAAGTTCCAACTGTATGAGAGGCTGCATTAATAATAGGAGTATAAACGCCAGTAGAATTAGCGATAGTTGATGTTCCTACAGAATGTACTGCTGCATTAATTGTAGTAACATAAGCGCCAGAAGCGTTAATAAAAGAAGTATTACCTACTGTAATGCTTTGAGCTACGTTTGCAAACTGAGACCAAAGAGTTGACCATTTGAATGTTGTATTACCTAGACTATAAATGTCACCAACTGCTGGTACAAGGTCAGCTGTAGAAATACCAGTATAACTAATATTACCAGAAACTGCTAGATCGCCTCTGACGAACATATTACCAGACACGTTGGCATATGTTCCACTAAATTGAACATTACCTGAAATGTTCGCCGTTCCGGTATGATTCAGCACTGAAGAGTTAGATACAAAAGAAGTTCCGACGCTAATTGTAGATGCGTTAACAACAGGAGCGTAAACGCCAGAACTATTGGCGATTGTGGAAGTTCCAACAGAATGAACTGCTGCGTTAATGATAGGAGTATAAACACCAGTAGAATTTGCAATTGTAGAGGTTCCAACAGTGATACTAGAACCATTAACAATGCCAGTATATACACCAGTAGCATTAGCAATTGTTGATGTTCCTACTGTAATACTAGAACCATTAACAATGCCAGTATATACGCCAGTAGCATTAGCAATCGTAGAAGTTCCAACACTTAATGTTGCGGCGTTTACAATTGTAGCGTAAACGCCAGTAGCATTAGCGATTGTGGAAGTTCCAACAGAATGAACTGCCGCATTAACAATACCAGTATAAACACCAGTAGCATTAGCAATCGTAGAAGTTCCAACTGAATGAATCGCTGCATTAACTACTGTAGTATAAACACCAGAACTATTAGCGATAGTTGATGTTCCTACTGAATGAATCGCTGCATTAACTGTTCCCGTTGTCCAAAAACCTGAAGAGTTGCCAATTGTTGCAGTTGTAACCTGCATAGCAGTAGTATTGGCAGTAAACCCACTAGCTCCAGTTGTGATAACTGTGCTGTTTACTAAAGAAGTTCCAACGGTCAGACTTATTGGATCTAGATTTGCCGATCCTGAATTATTAGCAATAATGAATCTATTAATACTTTGATCTGAATATAAAGTGCTATTGCCTACGAAATAAGAAGAAGTATTAATCTGAATATTAGCAGCAACTCTTACAGTACTAGTATTAGCTATAAGACTGTTGGATCCAGTTGTAATAATGGTGCTATTAACTAGCGAAGTTCCAATAGTTAGACTTATAGGATTAAGATTAGCAGAACCTGTAGAATTAGCTATTCTAATTAAAGTAGCATTAGCCAGAGAATTTACAGTAGTATTACCAATATCCACAGCTATGGCATTGACCAAAACGTTAGAAGTAGATACACTAATAATAAATTGTGAGGTGTTAGCTACAACATTAGAACCGACTGTAATGGCTGTGGTATTTGCAACTAAACCACCAGCGCCAGTTGTAATAATTGTGCTATTGACTATTGAAGTTCCTACAATTAATCTATGCGGTTCAATATTAGCCGAAATTGTAGAGTTAGCAACTTTTACTAATGAAGAATTAGCGAAAGTGTTTATTGTTGTGTTACCAACAAGAATTGAACTAGAGTTAGATAATACATTTGTAAAAGTATTACCGATTACAATTGTTGATGTGTTCATGAACACATTAGATCCAACAGTCACTGCTTCAGTGTTAGCAAAAAGGCTGTTGGAACCAACCATAGAAATAGATGTACTATTTACTAAAGAATTTCCAATAGATAAAGAATTGAAATTCAATACAGCTAATGCAGCGCCATTAGTAATCTGAACTAATGTAGAATTGGCTATTGTATTTACTGTTGTGTTAGATCTGAAAAGTAGAGTTGAGCTGTTGGCTATTACGTTCGTAGTATTTCCACCTGTGGAACTGGTAATAAACAACTGATTGGTATTAACAACAACGTTAGAACCAACATAAACAGCATATGTATTGAGAGAGTTGAAATCCAAGAAAGAATTTACTGTAGAGTTACCTACAGATATTGCTGACGTATTAACTAACGTGAAATTAAAAGCATCTACAGTATTATTACCAACCAATAGAGCGTTATTAACTTGAGCAGTTGTATTAATAACTAAAGAATCGGCAGTAAATTTACCAGTAATCGCAGCATTACCTACAGCTGCATTAGAACCATTGGCAGTGACAGCCAACACTGAAAAAGTGTAAGCCATTTCATTGGTTCTATTGCGCCAAAAATCAAAAGTATTATTTGTGCCTACGTTGGAAACATTTACTGTCATTTATTAACTTCTTTTTAAGAGTTGATTTAACATTTCTTTAATTTCGTTAAGATCTTTTTCGACTTTATTGATTCTTTCATTATTTTCAACATTTAACATGAAAGCAGCTTTCTGTTTTTTATATGCTTCCAATTTATTATTATCCACGTTCAAAACTGCTCCGCTATGCGGATCTTTTACTAAACCTTCAAAATCTGTTCTGTAATATTTATTATTCATTTTATCACATCTGCAAAGCTAGAACTCTAAGATCATCCATAATCGGAACCTTAGAAGTGTCATTAGATTGAAGTATAATTTTTAATTGAAATCTATTGAACGAAGAATATAGATTCAAATTTTCATTAAGATAAGTTACGCCTGGAGCACTTATAACATAAGCATTAGCTCCTGAATTGTTTGACGACCATGGCGTGCCTACTGTCAAAAATGTTGAATTAGTGATAGAAAGTATTGTTTGAGAATCACCAGCAACATTAATTATATTACCTGGCAGTAACTCAGTTGCGAACAAAGTTCCGTTACCAACTATGCTGTTGTTTGTAGTATATGTGCTAACGTTTCCTGTTAATTGAACAGAGGCCTCTGTAGACAACCAAGCAGTAGTTGGAGGCGCAACTAGATAATAAGGTTCATTGGTATAATTACCAAAAAATGGGCTATCTAATACAACACTAGTACTATTAGTAATAGATACTATTTTTCTAGTTCTTTCTTGTAAAAGAATATCCTTAGAAGTTTTAGTATTAATATACCATCCAGGTTCTAGTTCTGTTGTAAACAAAGTACCATTACCGGCAATAGTGTTGCTAGTATTAGAACATGTAATAGTTCCTGTTCTTATAATTTTACTGTAATAACTTCCTAGTGAATACTTCAATTCTCTGAAATCGTTTGGATTACTAGGGTCAGAATAAACATCAATTGAATCGTTTAACAAAGGAGTCCATGTTTGCTGACTCATAGGTCGAGGATCTTCTTTGTTTAGAAATTTAGCCCATACTTGAATAGATGAACCCACAGGCTTGAATGCAGTTAATAGAACTTGTAAATCTTCTGCATCTTGACCGTCAGCCAATGTGACTATTTGAGATACATATTTTGACTTCGTGTTACCTGAATTGAAAAATTCATTATATTTGATTTCTACAGGATCAATATCATTTTTAATTACTAGTTCTTGTTGCCTGGCCGTATCGATCACAGGAGACAAATATTCAGTATCTGTAGTCATATTCCCTTTTATGGTAACAGATTTGTTACCGCTCATAGAGGCCATTTCATTTGATTTAGAAACAACAATTCTTTCATAATCGTAAAATTCAGTTTCATAACCAGGATTAACTTTATACTCTTCGGAATCTATAGAATATGTGTTATTAGTTCCTGTATATGTGAAATTCAAAGTTGTTCCTGGAGGCGAAATAGTAGCAAATTGAGGAACAAGAGCATTAACGCCAGGATTATAAAGAGAAGAAGTATTAGCATACGCTATTAAAGTGACATTGTTCGGCGAAGAAGATAATGAATTGTTAGCGAATCTGTGAACTTGCACAAAAGTGTTGGAAACGAAATTACCAGTAGATGATTCGCAATACAAAATTCCTCTAACGCTATCATAATAATTAACTGTTGCTCTAATGGAAGTATTAACTGTTCCTCCAGAAGAGTTAGACAAAGAATTGGTCGAGTTAAAAACTATATCTCCTGGTACTATACCTACAGAAGTATTACTATAACCTAAATTGAAAACAGTCAAATATTCAGTATTAGAATTATTAAAAACCGCATTAGCAGAATTATACTGAAAACTTGCTCTGTTAAGTTTGAACTTAATATATTCTGTCTGAAGAGCTGTCCATTGTGTTTCAGTAGCTCCATAAAAAGCTGTTCCTATGGCTGGCTGGCTGGAAACTTGAAATCCAGTTGATACGTCGATGTCGCCTAGATTTGCGCTCCAGACAAAATAATCTGGATCATTTGCGTCTGGCTTTACAACAAATGCATAAGTTGTTTTATTAGCCAAAAACACAGGAGCTTCAAAAGTGAACTTGGTAGAAACTGTAGAAGTGTTGCTTATGTTGATATTACTATATGGTAAATGCACTCTAGAAAAAGGAAGAACAGCGTTACCATTAGGATAACCGTTATCTATCTCGCACAGGTAAACTGTCACGCCGTGTTCAGAGGTTTGCGCTTTCTGTTTAAAATAAAGTTCTAAAGAAGTTGCAAAAATGCCAGATTCGTTTTGAGGTGTGTTTATGGTCAACGCTTGTGCTATAGGTTCCCAAGCATTAGCTCTTACATTAATTATGTCTGGTAATTCTCTGATAACAACATTTGTAGACGTGGTTACTACTGATTCTTCAATAGGAATAGATCTCAATTCAGGGTTTACAGTAGTCAAAGTTATTGCTTGTTTAGTAACATTAAGATTTGACGCTGTAAAATATGCAGAAGACATAGTAGTAAAGGCAGAGCCTCCTAGTACTAAACTGTCTACATCTGTAATTTGAACAAGCCTGTCTCCAGTTTTAAATTTACCAGCAGGAATATAAAATTGCCCTGCTACTACACCTAAAGAATCAGAAAATATTGGTGTACCCCAATCACCATTTTTAGCAATTTGAGTTGAATCTGAACTATCTAGTGATGCAGGTAATACGTATTTGTTATTGGCGTCAATCACTGCTGGAGCGCAATATTCATCAACGTTAATACTATCGAAAAATATATGCATTCTTTCATTAGGTCTCATATTAAACGCTAAGAAAGAAATAATTCGGCTGTTTATATATGGTTGTAATGAAATATCAGTGGCAAAAGAACCAACCGTTTGAGTACTAGAAATAGAATCTACTACTAGTTGCGTGCCTGATCTTACAGAATTATTTATTGAAGTGGTAGTGGTTGTACTAGTTGCTGCCAATTTTATCTCCTAGATCAATTCATTAAAAATTGAATGTTCTTTCATAGCCTGGTATACCCTCATCGTACACCACAGTTAGATGACCTCTGATGACGTCTACGTTAACACCCAATTCTTGTGCCGCCAATGACAAAGCTAATTCTCTACCAGATTCTGTCAACAGATCAACGGTGCCATTCCAAGATCCTGAACCGACATTAAATCTTCTAGGGCCAGCAATTTCTCTACCAGCTCCTGCAACGCCCAATGATCCTATATCTCTATTAATTATATTCTGCGTTCCAGTTATAACTGTATCAGAGGTTGTAGTAGTAGTTGTTCTCCATTCTCCATAAGAAGAGCCAAAAGGACTAGCTGCGAAATCTTTCCAAGGTTTGGTGTTATCTATAGTAATATTTATAGAACCAGTATTATGAATATCGCTATTATTATCGAATGGTGGAATTAATAATAGAGTTCCATTCCAAGCGTATGCAACAAGAGCAGAACTACGATACTTAGTAGCATAATATTGTTGAATAAATGGTACTTCGACATAATCGATGGTAATTAATCTGCCTGTTTTTCTTGTGTTTATAGAACTAGAACTATTAAAATTAATATTAAAAACTTCTCTTATGATTCTTGGCCTTGCCACTCCTTTGGCTGAATCAATAGCTATAGAATACTCTGTGCTGGAAACATCCCCAAGAGAAAAATCAGAAAAAGGATCTACGAAAATTCCGTTTTTGAATCTATCAAGACCATTTGCGTCTGTTACTGACAAATCCTTAGCAGCTTTTTCTAACAGAGTTAATTGCGTATAATATTCTAAATTAGTAATTCTTTGGTCTAGAGTACCAATATCTTTCATAGTATATCTACGGTTACTAACTATACTTCCAGATATTGCTGTTGATGTATCTCTAATCAAATTTTTAGAGTTTTGATTTATAGGATAAAACGAATCAAGTTGATCTGAAGAAAGAGAAGGATATGGTGGTATATTCAATACAGAAAGAACCATAGCATTATCTGGCCATAGAGGAGTTTGTGGACTCTGGCTAGAAACGCCTTCTTTAACTTTAAGAACATTATCTGGAGTTATTAGGATTAAATCTTTTCTAGGTAGGTATCTAGTATAATCCGCTTCTAGATTTTTACCATAAGCAGGGACGTTCAAACCTGATGTAGCATCGCCGGTGCTTAAAGTCAAAGTCGAAGCAGGATTGACTGATGCATAACTTATAGCTGTAGTAACTTGAGTAGAATTAGATGTATCAACTGTACCTGTGTCGTTAGCTGTGATTGCACAAGGAGTTCTGAAATCTATGAAATCTCTAAGAGGTAACTTAGCGCCATTTTCGTCAACATAAAGTGGAATATCTTTGGTCTGTATCGCATTAGTGTTTGCAGTATTTGCATCATCGACGGGATAAGATTCTACTGAAAAGAAGCCTACTCCTGGTGCAGTATTTACAGCAAAATAGTCAAGTTGAACTAAAATATTAGGGAAGGATGATGAACTATATGAGCCCTTAGAATACAAATAACCCAAATCGTAATGAGTGTCTCTTTGACCTGTATCATAAGTAAAGCTAGTAGTTAAATCTACACCGTTTGTTGTATAAGTTCCATTTGAAGATCCGTAAATTTTATTTACTTTAAAAATATCGCTAAATCCTAAACACCATGGTCCTTTTGGATTAGAAGCTGTGTTAATTTTAACAAACACATCTCTCTTGATTACCTTTTTAGCGGGTAATGCAACATTTCTTTGGGTATTATAAAATATGTCAACACTCAAAGATGAACTAGGAATTTGACCTGAACTTATAGTAAATGATGTACTGTTTGTTACCTGTATAAAACTTGAAGGACCAGAACTGAAGGTTCTAGAAATTGGAATGTTTTTACCACTAATGTAAGATTTGTAATAATTCGCAGAAGCGTTAGTCGCACCAAATGGAGCATCGACAGTCAAAAACGTAGCATTTGACACTGAAATAACTGTTCTTATATCAGTGCCTACCTTTATGTTGTCTCCAACATAAAATCTATTGGTGAACGTTGTTGAAGTTCCTACAACGTTAACTGATGTTGTATTTACGCTGACTGTGCCTGTTAATACCGCAGAATCAACATTAGCAGTAGCAACCACAGTAAACTCAGAAGCAGTAGCATCTGATAGTATACCTATACCATAAGGAAGTATATCTGTGCCTCCAGGCGCAGAATAAGTTAATGTTATAGTCGCATTACCTGTGGTAGTCATAGTTCCAGAGGCTTTATTTCTGTAAATATAATTAGTCTGGACGTTATTACTTTGATCTCTAATGTTTTTTATTCCAGAAAAACCAAAAGAATAAAGTTGTCTTTTGAACTGATCTTCTAACAATCCTACAGAATAAACATCAGCAACTCCTTTTTTAGAACCATTATAATAAACAGATTTTATTTGAGTACTGTTATACCCTGCATTTAGAGATATGTTGAATATATGAAGCAAATAAGTTGCAGATGCGCTTCCTGGTACACCAGAATTAAAACTATAACATTTTACTGTTGCTGTTCCGATATTATTACCCGTAGGCGATGTGCCAGCATAAGTTCTATTAGTTACTGACTGTTGTGGTTTGTCATACAAAGTAACAGTTTGTGATTTATTAAATTCAAAAGTTCCTGATACTTCATTTAAAATAAAATAACTGCCATAATTGAAACTGATCTGTTGAGAACTTAATGTCTGTGTATCTACGCCACGACGCATATCGATATATGCTGTTTTAAGAAGCTCAACTCTTTTACCCTGAGAATAACCAATTCCTGCGCTTACTCTAGCAAGAACATTATTAGCAGAAGAAGGCGCTATATCAACGTTGTTGTCCAAAACATTTGTTACTGTATCAACAGCAAAAGGATTTACTACATAATTCCCAGATTCTTCATAAGTTCTTTTAGCAATAACATCGCCTACTATAGAATACAAATTAGAAGATTCTGAGTATTTGATTACCAGAGTGCCATAATTGTATGAAGCAATCGGATTGAATTTCTCGGTTAGCGCCGCTTGTTCTTCGGTCAAAGAAAGTATGATTGGCGAAACTTTTAGACGATGAGCTCCTGGCGCATTTTCGTTAGAATAACCTAGAGCATTATCCAACAAAGTGTTGTCTTGTGTTTCAGTAATAATTTGTTCAACTAATTCGAACCCTATGACGTTATTGCCGGCATAAGTTCCAAAATTATTAACTAATCCGAAAGTTTCGTTCTCTACTCTTACGAAATTGCCATTGATAAAAATGATACCTTCAGAAACAGTAACACCATGAGCATTTCCAGTTGTTACAGTATTAGCTAGAGTATTAGCCCAAGAATATACATTAGCTAAATCTGTATTTCCTGCTTCTGAAACTTGAACAAAGGTAAGGAGTTCACCATTAGAGAATACTTTTTCCCCTCCAGTTCCAGTATTAAGATATCTTAAATATAAAATATTTGTATCAGGATAATTGGTACTAAAACCTGCATTAGCATATAAAACTTTTGCTCTTAGATTACTAGTTACGCTAGTAGCGACTGCATTAATATATTCTGTGACATCTAATGTTGCAGTATTAGCTGATCCATTAGAAGCGAAATCCATAAGTCTTACATATGAAAGAGATGGAATATCAGAGATATTACAACCAGATACTATATCTCCGCTCCTAAATGCCCAATTTCCAAAACGCTCTATCTGTTTTTGAAGAATTGTTTGAAGCTGAGTTAATTCTCTTGCTTGCACCGCTACTGATGGTCTAAAAAGAATTCTATGATAATTTTTATTTTCGTTATAGTCATCGTAGTAAGGAGCAACGTTTAAATCTATATCTAATGACATTATGAGTTCCCGTTATTAAATCTCAATGATCAGCTTAAAAGATTCTGTTTGAGAATTAGACCTATTTACGTTATTTATATCTTGGACATATAATGGTTTTACGTCTTTAACGTAAATACTACCGTTATCAATAATATCAATTTCTGAACTCAAAACTGAATCGCTAGAAAATACAAATTCTCCATTAACAAAAGTTTTATCGCCTACTACTTTTATCCTAGATGTATTAGCAAAGGCCACTATACCATAAGCATTGCTAGTATTTCCATAGATTCTATCACCAACAGTAAATAATACTGGATTCAATAAATTAGCGTCTAATGTTTGACTAAACGTTGTAGATATGTAAGCGGTATTACTTTTAGCGCCATTAGCATGTAGACCGTAAGGGTTTTTAATTATACCAATTTTGTTATATAATAAATCGTCAGATACTGTATTACCTTCGCTGTTGGCAAAATGAAAATTAACGCCCAATGCCTTTACATTCAATTCTGAGACTGGGTCAGAACCGTGACCGCCTGGTGGCGGAACTATAGCATATACATTCGCACCAGAACCAACAGCGGATACTATAGAAACGTTTGCCCATGATATATCAGCGCCGATATCAAGCATAACTATATTACTAATAGAATTAGTAGTAGTATTAACAACGCTATATGCTACTGGCTGTGTACCGCCATCTGTAGTAAAAACAACTCTTGGTGAAATTTTATATTGAGTAGCTTCTGGGATAATATTTGTAGTATTAGCCTCTCCATTCAAAAGCACCCACTTTCCAACGCTGTTAGATACATAATCTGATATTTGAAATATTTGAGAAGTTGTTAAAGTGACATTATAGATATAAATTGCGCTGTTGTTATAGATACCCGAAGCATTACTTGCTGTATTGCCTACCTGAATAACTGTGCTGTTAGCTGATAAGATAGTTCCATCATGGTATCCTACGTATCCAGAGCCAGTATTAGTAATGACTACCTTTTCGACGCCGCAGTATTGATTAGCATATAAAGTAGTAACACTGTTTGCATAAACTGGTGCATATGTGTCTGTAGCAAACATTTTATAAAGTCTATATGGAATAGAAGTTACATATCTCCAAACATAACCATCATCAGTTTGAAAAGAAGTTACTTGTACTATTGCTGGTTTTACTGTAGAAGGAGAATTATTGGCATTGTCCATACATTTAAAGATGTTATAAGTTCCACCATCAAATTCTGGAGGACTTATAACATAAAATTTATTGTTTGAATATAAATCTACATCGTTATTATCATACATTTTGTAGACAAAACCATTCGCCCATAGATTATTATCAACTAATGGAGCAAAATTGGTTATTGATAATTTTTTACCAAATAACATTAACCAATCAGTTTCAAATTTAGTATTATAGTCGTCTGGGGTAGTATTAGGAAGGGGCCCAACTCTTAATATAGGATTAGAGGCGACTGCATAATAATATGAAGTGTTTGATCTTATGTTATCAAACATTTCATCAATTAGAGCCTTTCTATAAGAAGGTTGTAATACTCCTGTCATTTATTCGCCTTATCTTCCTATAGCCATATAATAAACGTTTACGGCTGTTGTATTTGATGTTCTGATAATAGCCACGGTAGTATTAGTTCCGACTACAGCAGGTTCATATGTAACTGCTGCTGTATTAGAAGTGGCCGTAACTACATAACACGCTGTCGCAAACGCTGACGAAAAAGTAGCATTGCCTACGCTAGAATTACAAAATACATAACCATAATTTAATTTGAAACCGTTTGGTAAAAATGTGTACCCATTAGCTGCAGCTGTGAACGATCCAACATTTATAGTATTAGAGGAAACACTGATAGAATTTGCTGTGACAGTTCCATTCCCTGTAAAGAATCCTGAACTGTTGGCGATAGCATTGATTGAAGTGTTTCCAATCCTAATGACAGAAGAGTTATTACCGAAAACTATAGATGTAGAGTTCACAACAGTGTTTACTGAAGAATTGCCGACTGTTATTGAAGTATTCACAACCGGATTAGTATAAAGCTCCAAAAAATTATCATTAATGATAACCATGGCATCTCTAAGAGGAGTTCCAGTTCCATCATTTGGGTCGTTTCCGACGTTTACTACTTGTCTTGCCAATTTAAATCCCCTATGACTAAATTATGTTGGTAAATCTTCTGAGAATCTGTCAGAAGTTATTTCTGTGCTGTCAGCGTATACTGTATTTATATCACATCCAAAATAATTATTAGAAAATGTGAATTGGTCTACAGTAAGTATAACGCCAGGGAGCGGATACCCGTTGGCGAGTTCTTCAAGATACACGTCCGCTCTAATTCTTGGGTCTGCGATATCACAAGTTAGCCAAAGCGGCCAAGCCGTATTAGCGAGAGTATCGATATTTAACTCTATGTTACTTGCCATCACAAAAGGTTGTAATTCATATTTACCAAACAGAGCCGAACCTGCTGTGTGAAAAGTAGAGTAAAATACGTCTTTGTATGTTTCTAGACTAAGTGCAGTTCTCAATTCATAAGAATAATCCTGATAATAATAACTATCTTGAATGACCTTATCCGAATTCAAAAGTCCATCAGTAGTCGCCCAATAACCCAATCCTCTACCTATTCCGCTTTTTCTCACTAATCCTCTGATTTCATTGGCTGTATCAAATGGGATATAATTTGTGGTTAAAACGGCGCCATTTGCTAAATTATTCGCTGATCTAATACTTATTTCTGGTAGTGAATTATAACCTACACCGCCATACCAAGCTCCTTCTGCTGTATTAACAGAAACTACATTGCCTTGAGAATTTGTCAGAATTGAGCCTCTGGCAGGTGTTTCAGTAACACCGCCGCTGAATATGATTGTGTCACCATTGACATAACCTGTTCCACCTTTTGCAACAGTGGGTACTTGCAAAATACCATAACGATAAGCTCGTACTGATTCGCCTTCAACATAAGCCTTACCAGAATTGATCGCTGAAACATTTTCTACAATATTATTACCACTAGAATTTAGAGCTTCGATATTATCATTTATACCATTTATGGTACCATCTAGCCTTTTCATAATATTAGCTAAATTGGTATAATCTAAGGTACTATATGTATAAGAAAGAATACTGAAAATATCAGAATTACCTGTAATTTTATTTCTGCCTGTAAACTCTGAAACATCAAACTGAGAAGGCATAATAACAACAGCTCTTCCATAAAGAGAATTACTCGTAGAGCTGCTGTTAGTGAACCCGTACAGCTGTATCGATACATCGCTTATTATATTTCTAATAACTGCCAATTCCAAAGTATTAGCATTTGTGCTGTCTGATTGTAGATATATAACGTCATCATTTGCGAAATATTTACTAAATTTAGCAGTTTTAATAGTATGTGTTTCTGCTGCTCCAGAAGAACTGGTGTAAATTTGCATTACTGGACCGCCAGCAGTGTTACTCAGAGTAATTGCTGACGAATTAGAAGTTTTGATGTAAACAACAGAATTTGCTCTTAAATTAGCTATGGCGGTATTACCAACAGGAACGTCATAATAAACTCTATCATTAACAGAAAAATATATATCAGCGTTTGCTATTTTGATTGCATAACTAGTATTATTAATTGAAAATGTATTAGCATAAACTTGTGTAGAATAACCGTTTACGTATGGGTAAATATTTCTAGTAGTGTCATTTAATAGATAATGCGTTTCTCCAGCCAATATAACATCTGTTGCAATTTCAATTGGATCTGAATTGCCTGTGAATGTATCGCTCAATGTTATAGCTGTAGAGTTCGAGCTTTCTACATAATAAAAACTATTTGGTGTAATACCAAGTAACCCAGTATTGCCTGCAGGGACAAGATAATATACATAATCGTCTGGGTAAAAATAAGTATTAGCATCTGTTACTAGGATAGAATAGCTTGCATTATTTACAGAGGTAGTGTTAGCAAAAAAACTTTTTGTAAGAGCCTTTGTTATGAAAGAATGTCTTTCAGTGGTATTACTAGTGACAGCTGTATTAATATTTAAAGTCGTTCCGCCTTGAGTGGCGCTTAATGTAATACCTAACGTATTAGTAGTTTTCACATAATATCTTGTATTAGCAGTCAAACCATTAATAGCAGTATTTCCTGCTGGTACAATATAATCTACGTATGCGTTTGTATCATAATGTTTAACAGCGTTTGCTATAAGAATAACGTTATTACTGATAAATGAGGTATTAACATAGACGTCCGTGGAGTAAGCGTTAATAAAATCGTTACTGTTGTACCAAGTCAATCTTCCCGGAATATTTTTAGATCTATAAGTAGAACGAATAAAAACATTAGCAGGAGCAATATAACCATTACCAGTTAAAACGTTTGTTAGCGCCGCTATTCTACCAAAATCATTTGTATCGTAGGAAAAACATTCGTCCAGTGTAGAAGCCGAATTTGCGTTTTGATATTTACTGAAACCGTATATTTCGTCTAATTGAAGATCCATAAAATCTAAAAATAGATCTGTATTATATGTTAATCTTCTAACGTCGGCTATTTTAATATTAAAACTTGCGCCCTGACCAGTTTGATCTAGTATGTTTTTATATAAGAAAATAGCAGCATTAGCAGTAAACCCGAAACCACCATTTCTGATGTTAAAGTTGAGCGATCCGAATCCACGAAATAGTGAAGTAACTACAATCAAACCTTGATCGCCAAATGAATCTATTTCATTTGTATCTAAATCTTTGTATGCAATTTTAAGAACGTCGCCAACATTAAACGAGTTACCACTATTGAAAACATCAAGTCTGTCCAAAGAACCCAAAACTGTAGGCGATAAACTAACCAATTCAGAATTAGATTTGAATTGGTTATCAACAATTTTTTCAGAAACGATGAAATCTCCGCCTTTGGGACCAACATCATTAATATACATTACATATATTTCGTCTTTGTTAAAACGTTCTTTTACAATTCGTTCAACTACAGCCGAAGTTCCAGAAGATACTCCATATATTGTTTTACCAATTAACGAATCTAAAATTGGACTCCAAGATAATTCCAAATATTTTGGTTCCACCCATTTACCATCAGATACCCTAAGAACATCTTTACCGGGCAGATAAACGTCTACGTCTTCATTATATATCAATCTGAATAATAGTTTATAACCTTGTATTGTACCTTTAGAACGATATACATTAAGTATATGTTTTAACAAAAATCTTTTATTGGCAATAATGTTGAATGGTATTCCGTATAAATATTTTTTCTGAAAATATTCTAAAAATCTTTCAATAGTTGTATCAATATCTCTATATTCAAATAATTGTCTAGCCTCTCTGATAGGCTGACCTTCAGTTTCCATCCATTCAAAATATGTTTTGACAAACAGAATAAAATTTTCGCCTTCCTCTTGATAGAATTGCGGAAACTGATTCTGAACGAAATTAGATATCGTTTTTTCTATTTTTGGATCCATTTTATCTTATTGTTTCTATGATGTCTATGTTAACGTCAACAGGGTCAATTAAAAGAACCATGTTTTTAGATGCAATGATATCTTTATTTTTAGTAGTTAAAGATAACTCTATGTAACTATTATAATAAGAAGTTTTAAGATTGGTTATCGATACTGCACCAGTTTCATAATTTATGATTCCAATATTTGTTTTTAAGATAGTTTTGATACCTTTCAAAAACGTATATACTAATACATTACCAAGAGCGTCGTCTTCTAAATAACAGTTAGGATAGATATTATCTTCTTCGTCAACGTATGAAAATCCTGTGCTAGTTAAAACTCTTTGATCTGGATATGCTACACCATCATATAAACCTTCTTGTTCAGCTCCATTATTGAAACGGACATCAAAAGAAGTAGCAAATAATAATTTAGGGGTCAATCTTTTGATTATTTTTACTCGTGTATCATTACTTGTTATACTCTGATCTAATGAATCGATACGAGTAACGAATCTGCTATATCTAAAATCGTTGCCAAATTTTTCTAAATGATCTCTACTAAAATTAATAATACCATCCAATATCATACTTTTAATTTCAGTAGAATATTTTGTTGTCAGTTTAGAATTAAATTGAACTGTAGAAGATACATCAATATAAAAATAATCAGGATCAGTTACTATGACTCTATTTGGTAGAGCGATAAAATCTTGTAAATAATTTACGATATCATTTTTTAATAATGAAGATGCAGTAACAGATGCGGTTGGTTTTACTGAAACAATAACTCTTCCGTATAGTTTTGGTTCTAAATCTTGCCCACCATAGATAATAACATCGTCAACAGCTCCACCAAATTTGGCACGCACTAGTGAGTAATAATCATCTATAGAAACTGCTCTTTGTTGAGCGGCAAAATATCTAGGAGCATTAAATTTTATGTCTTCTATAGTTTCTTGATTTGCGCCTTGTATAGAACTAGTAATAACTGTGATTTCCGAAGCAGTAGCTTCGCCGCCATTACCAGGACCAAGATTATCTGTTAATGCAAAATTTTCAACACCATTACCATCTGAACCATTTGTTACAATATATTCAACAACAACCGTAGCTCCGTTTATTGGTTTTTTTCCAAATAATCCATCACCAAATCTAATTTCATATCTACCGCCTTCGACTGCCTGAATAAAATAAACGGTAGAGGCGTCACTTAAACCAAACAAAGTGGTTGCAAAAGTGTAATCAGTATTAACTCCATTTTCCGAGACATTTACTGTAATACTTTCAATATCAATGTTTTCGTTAGAAAGTATAAATCTTTGATTTTCAATTTCGTAATCTAAAACAAAAGAATCAGTAAAATATGTGCCTTCATTTATTTGGATGTTTTCTACCAAATAAGTATTATTAGAAGAAACAAAAGTCTGTGAAAGATCTGTAACGAAGGTATATGTTCCGTTAGAATTAAAACCAGTGAATCTGGTCCCTTTGGGAATCGTTAATTTATTTGATGTAAATCCGCTAGTTTCCACAGTAAAAGTGATATTAGCAACAGCAGAATGAGAACTTCTGGGCGTGTAATTTAATTCTTTTGCATGAGAAATAACAGAGTCTATTTTTTGAGCTGAATCTAAGAACATCTCTGATGCAATCATATTTAAATAAAACGAATTTAAATATGAATTATAAGACATAACGTCTAGGAGAACGTTAATATTCGAACCATCAAAATTATAATCTTTGAATGCTGATTGTGTTTTTAGAAATTCCTTAAAATTATCTTTAAGGGTGTCAAAATCTAGAGACGAAAGATTGAGTGAACTATTTGCCATTTATCGGACTCTTTTTAGTACTAAATTAAGAGTTAACTCTGTTGGATTATTTATTAAGTTATAAATCAAAGTTATCTCAATTTGATTTTCATTAATATTATCGGTATTCACTATGGTTTGTACTAGATTGACTCTAGGTTCATTGTTCTCAACAGTGTTATTGATGAATAATTCTAATGAATCCCTAGCCTCGTCTGTGTTCAACTCAAATAAAGTTGCCATAACGTCAGAACCAACTGTAGGCTGAAACAATCTTTCGCCCAAATTTGTTCTTATAAGATTTTTCAAAGACTGCACGACAGCTTGTTCGTTTGTTACTCTAGCCAATTGATTTCCAATTGGTGTTTTTGCAAAACTAGTCAAAAAGTCTGAAAAATATTCAATTTGTTTTTTAGAACCTGTGAAGGTATCTGCTCTTGTTAATGCCATTTTTATCCTACGTCTACTAAGCTACTTCCGGATGAAGCCTTTGGATTACAATGTTCTCCTCCAGCCGTTGGACATAAATTATCTTGATTAGCACTATCATTCACAACTATAATCTTTTTACCACCAATCGTAATATACGATTTACTAGCAATCAAACCGCCAGCGCCATGAGTATTTTGATCATTCTCTACAGCCCATAATTTACCGTCAATAGTAACAAAACTTTGACCACTAACTATTGTAGTAGCCCCACAAGATCTCTGATCGTCTTGTCTATGTGCTTGAGCCATCTAACTATTTAACCTTGTTCAAACTTAATACTTGCGGACTTGATAGTAATAGAACCGCTTTCAATGACAATACTAGAACCACCGACTTTTAAAGTTATCTTAGAACCAGCATCCACTGTAATTTCTGTTGCTGCTTTAACAAGAGCGTCAGAGGCAGAATTTACAGTAGCTGTAGATCCGGTCTGCACTAACATCGTGCTACCTGTTTCTATTTTACCTTTTTCTTTAACGAATACATCATGATTGGCACCTGCATACATTGAAACGTCTTTTTGAAAGACTTCAATTTTTTTCTTCTCGCCCATAGAAACATAATCGCCTTCTGTGGCGTGAAACCTATCGCCTTTCACTCTATTTCTATTTGTTCCTGCATCAACATTACAATGAACAGGAGCCGAACCTTTTTGAACACCATTATATCTGGAATCTCCAGACATTTTGAATTCTTTTTTGCCAGTTCCTCTATAGTAATTTTTACCAGTAGTTTGACCAAAATCATCACCGTGTTCCATTCTACCAGTTTTTTCACCATTGTGATCGAAATGACCGTCTACTTGAATTGATTTACCACCACCAACATAAGCTCTATGTTCTCCAGGATTTACTGCTGTGTGTATCTCTTTTTTCTTTTGATCATGATGAGTTATCTGGTAACTTCCACTGGGAGTTAATGACTCTGAATATGATTTTTCGTGTTCTTCTGGATTACGATATACTAAATGGTGTCCGCCAAGTGCGTCCCATTCTCCATGAACATAACCATATTTTGGTTCAATCTCGTTTTCGTCTAGTGCTGATTTTGGAACTTTTTTATTATGATCTACCATTAACTTATACCTAATAATGTTAACATCTGAGCAATATTTTTCTTACCAGTATCAGTAACATCTCCACCAGTATAAAATCCGCCACCAGAAGCGCCAGGGAATCCACTACCAGCACCTCCGCCACCTCCGCCTGATCCACCACCAAAACCACCAAAACTTCCTAATAAATTACCACCACCAAGATTACCGAGCACTCCTGAAATACCACCGCCACCGGAATTGAAACCGCTCATGATATTTGAAATACCACCCATGTTACCTAGAGAACCGAGACCGCCGCCCATTCCTCCGCCCATAGCTTGGTTACCTAATTCAAACAACTGATTATTGAATGACATATCTTTAGTAAATTGATTCATTGTTTTTTGTACATCGCCTTGATTCAATACAGATTTTGGTAGCTGTTGTGAGAGCAACATTTGCATAAGAGATTGCAATTGACCTCCCATATTCCCACCACCACTGCTATTATTATTTTGACTTGAGTTGTTACCAATATTATTGTTGGTAATATTTTCCTCTACATTGACAACTTGTTTGGCCAATATCTCATTTAATATATCAGTCGTCAATAATGGCTGTGGTATTTGTATCTGAATGTATGGCTTAAGATCGGCAGCGATTTCTAATTCAGAAACTGAATATGTCTCTTCATTTGGCGTTGTGTAAACAAACGAACCAGGCGGTCTCCTGGTATAAACTTTTTCAGTTTTGTCTGGTGATAACCATTCTATGTATCCGGGATATGGATCGTCAGCAATTTCATAATATTGTTTATTGTATCCATCTGGCACATTACTTAAAGAAACTAAAGGTTCTGGTACAATGTCGCCATAAATTGTTTCATCATAAACTGAAACAGGAATATTCAATGGCCCATAATACAAAGCAACTTTAATTAAATTTGCTATACCATTCTTAACGATATCCTGAAACCTATCATCAATTCTATCTATACCGCCTTTATCTAATAAAGTAGTAAATACCAAAATGACTCTCTCAAACCCATATCTGAGAGACAAAATTGCAAGAGCGCCAGTAAACGAATCGTTAATTACAGTAACTATACCTGCAGGTATTGGGTCACTATTTTGTAGAATACCTTGTGGTGTATTTTGTCCTGAACCACCAGCGCCCATGCCGCCCATCATGCCGCTGCCCATGCCTAAAATATTTGACATCTGCATTAATTGCTGATACATTTGAGGCAAAACTTGCGCTTTTCCTTGCGGATCAACCTTTTTCATCAATTGAGGTAGATCAGTTTGACCTTTATCAGCCGAAGCAGAAGTTGGCTTATCCGCATTTGGAGCAAATTTATCTCGAGCGTCAGATAATGTTTTAGAATCATCTGGCTTTACTGCAGGAGCGTCAGCATATTTTACTTCAGCATTAATCTTAGGTTTTTTACCACCTAATGTCTGATGATTCGGACTAACTGTTTTGTTATTGTTCTCAAAAGCCTTTTCTGCCATTAATTACTTTTCCTTGTCCAAGCAGGATTATCAATACCAGGTTTCTTAATTTTACCTCCAGAATTTCTTTGAGCTTCTTGTGATTGTTGACCTACGCCGCCATTACTATCTTCGTGACCCTCTGGCATATCACCACGAGCCAAAGAACCAAGAACAATAGGATATTGCATAGCAGTATCATGAGGTAAATATGTAACTAATACTCTAGAGCCCACTTTTAATCCTGAAGGCGAAACTCCAATTCTTGACGTTGCAGCTGATGTTATAGGTTGTACTACCATAGCCCATGGAAGTTCTTCGTCTTTGATTGCTTGTTCATCATTATGTTCGTTATAAATTCTGACTTTAACACGACCTGATTTAGTAGGATCATCTTCAAAATTTCTAACTTCTGCAATATAAAACATTATCCCTGACCTCCACCGCCACGTTTGAACGACGCCTTAACAACTCTTAATATCATTGTGCAGTTTGGTGGTTCTGCCGCAACCCTATACTTTGTTCTTATAGCAACCACTAGACATTTTCCATTAAACTGAGATTCACCTTCTTCCCAATTGCTATTAGATTTCTTAGGTATGTCCAGTTCAACCATAGATCCTAAAGTAATTTTAGGGTTATAGTAAACTTCTAATTCTGCTGAGTTCTGCGCTAAATGAGCCAAAAATGCTGCTCTTTTTGTTTTGGCCTCAGAAGTTGTATGTTTATCTTTGTTATTCGCTTTATCATGTATATATCTTACAGGAGCAGATTTAGCATAAGAAGGAGAACTGTCATAAACTCCTTGATTGTCAGCAAACTTAAATTTATTTCGTTTTTGTGTGTTTGTTGCAACAACCTTATGAGTTGTTAAATCTACAGCATACTCTTCGGTTTTATCCAATGCTCTTGGGCCAGCATCAAAGTTCTTTGATGGTTTAAACCACATTATAGAATTTTGTCTGTCTTGTTGATTTGCCTTAGAAAAATTTAGATTTGTAGTTTGTCTTAATTTGACTACTGGAGACTTCTCGAATAATTCTTCAAATGTTTTGAATACATATTTGTGTTCACCATTACTGTCTCCCTGTTGAAAAAGAGCAAATGTAGAAGATTCATATTTCTCTGAAACATGTTCCGTGTTCATTTTTTTCAATGCATCTAAAGGATGCATTTTAGGAATAACAATTCTACGATTTCCTTTAGTGTCAGCTTTTTCTATTTTTCTTTTGGTCTTAAATCCTTCTTTAAGGATATGTTCAACAACTTCGCTTGTTTTGCCTTTGAAACTTTTTTCAATATGATTACCCTGAGCATTTAAAAATTCTGGAGAAACACACCTAATATCATATTGTTTGTGGTGACCTGAACCGAAATTGTTTTGTGATTGGTCGTTAAGATTTTTATTTTGGAACATTTTGAATTTGAAATTGCCACCGCCACCGGCACTAAAAATACTATCATCTCCTGAAAATCTTATTTCAACGTCCTGATCATAAGAACCGTTGATTCTGTTTTGGCCCAATGAATCGGATGGGTCCATAACTCTGACCTCTCCAACAGGACCATATGGGTTCAATATATCTTCATATACGTTGAATCCAACCAATGAGACCTTTTTGTCCTTGGTTAGTTCCATATTTCCTATTTTAACATTGGATATCTTAATATCGCCAGCAGCCATGTTATTCGCTCAATAAATCTGTTAAGTTGTCAACTGCTACTTGTTTCAATCTACTATCCAAAATTCTGATAGTTTTATTAAATTCATTTTTATCCTCTTCATATTGCAAATAAGTAATTGGCTTCCAATATATTTCTTCATCCACAGGTATATTTGAAGAAACTACAGTTGAAGTAGTAAAGACTGTATTCACTGAACTTTCAGAACCATAGATATAGCTGTTTGAAGTTATAGAAACTTCTGCGCTATTTTTATAGACTCCACTGACATGACATATAGAAACTAAATTATTAGATACTGATAATACCTGACCTCTACCATAGTTTTCAGTATCAAAATTGATATAACAAATTTCGTCTTTGATAAATGAGGTATTACTAACATTATATTGTACAATTTTATTTGTATTAGTTTTCCAGTCTATTTGTTTTCTTTTATATGACATAGTTTTGCCATTGGTACCGATTACAGGCTCCCAATACCTTTGTTGTCCAACGGTCAACGCATTGTATCCACCAATTGTTATTTGATCGCTGTCCGCCCAATTGTTCATATAATGTTTGACTTTAGTTTGAGCGTTATAATACGAACCATATTTCTTATCTAGAAAATCAACCATTTCTCTTTCGTGTAAATACCACTCATAATATGGATCTACTATTTTATTAACAATGTAAATGATCCAGCTTTTATACTGATCTTCGTAATATCTAGCACTTAGTTGATCTGGTCTCTCGTTATCAGTAATCTCATAAGGATAATACACAAATGGTATGTTTTCAATTTTATCTAAAACTGTGACACGTCTAGTAATATCTATAGCCTGATTATTGGCATAGGTGATTACAGGAAATTTGTCGAAATATCTTTGTGGCATTTCTTGCTCTTTTATGTAATTTCTTCAGAAGTCCAAAGTTGGATTTCTTTCAATTGTAATGTTAGATTTATTATTGTTGGTGCGCCGCTTTTAAAGAAAGATGGAGTACCAGAACCATTATAATCTACTTGCACTGAAATGATCGCACATGGCTTCAGTTTAAACAGATACTTTTCTGGCTTAAATGAGACCAGAGCGATTTTAGGATACTTTTGTAACCCCCAAGCACTACCAATACTAGGTAATGCAGCCTTTTTACATTCTTTTATTATACTCAATAATGTATCAGATTCGCTTTCGGTATTTGGCGCCAAAGTCCAGCTTAACGTGAATTCTTTGAATCCGGGCCTTTTATACATCATATACATAAATGGACTAACAGTTTCTCCTCCTTGAGAAATACCTGGCACGCCGGTGCCAAACATTCCACCTATTTCTATGCCAGCAAGACCAGCATTAGCAAGAGTATTTAATTGATTAGCTCCAGGTAGATAAGAACCAAGTGTAGTTAATCCTTGTTGAATTGCATTAATGCCGCTCCATTCTTCCCATAAAATAACTTCATTATCATTTAATCTTCTAGGGATTGGTAGTTTGAATCCGCCACCATAAGAGATAGCTCCTAAACCGTTTGATACTAGACTGTATTCATAATTAACAAGACTGATATTCGTGTAAAATCCTCTATTAGACTGAATTAAGTCTTCAGGAAATGTTCTTGATTGTCTGTTAAATCTTCCGGGCGGCTGCGGAAAGTTCTGTGTTAGAGCCATAGTATCCCTTAATCTTGTAATAAATATTACTACTTTACTTTATTTATTACAAGATTAAGGGATACTATGG